GATGATCACTATCCTGTGACGTCGTTCCGTCGGCGTGTCGCTTGGCTGTTGAAGGGTACGATTCGGGGTCGTTCGCGGCGTGTGGTGGCGTGTACCACGATCGCCATGTATGACTTGATCCGTGGTACGTCGGCGGTCAATGTCCCGCCTGGCGATCTCCCGTTGTCTCAACGCATCTCGGAGGCTACGCTTGCCTTTCATCGGTCCGTATGGCAAGAGCGGGCGTTCCCCGAGGTCTCGGTGGCGGAGGGAGAGGGCTGGTTAACGGGACGAGAAGGAGAAGTACTCGAGATCCCTCCGCAGCAGATCATTGTTGCATTCAGCCATCACGGGAACAAGTCGAGTCGTCGTCTCCCTCCTGCGGGACCCGTCGGATGCTTCTGGGGCTTCCCAAAAGAGTACCTCGTTTTCATTCATGGACTCGTGGGCGTCGATGTCTCCTTTTGATCCGTGTGGAGGCACTTCGCGCCCCCACACCCCCCTCCTGATGGGCTCTTTGAGCACTTAAAGACGTGGGGGCACTTCGCGCCCCCACACCCCCCTCCTGTTGGGCTGCTTTGGAACTTAAAGACGTGGAGGCACTTAAAGGCTCCTGGGCTCCTTGCGCTCCTTGAGCACTTAAAGGCTCCTGGGCTCCTTGCGCTCCTTGAGCACTTAAAGGCTCCTGGGCTGCTTGCGCTCCTTGCGCTGCTTGAGCACTTAAAGACTCTGGGGCTCCTTGCGCTCCTTGAGCACTTAAAGGATCTCGGGCTGCCTTCGGCGTCTGATCGGCTCGCAGCGCATCTTGAAATGGCTGGCACGGCTCTCGGCCGGCACACGTATAATGGGCCATCTCGGGATCCACAGGGAGACGGAGGAGCTGGAGAATCAGTCGGATCAACGCCGAGTCACCGATGTTCTTAAGCACTTCACGGTACTCGCAGGAACAGATAAAGGTAGGATCGTCATTAACAGCTTGTAAGCGCTGAATATCGTCCCATGTGGGCGCAAACTCGTCCGATCGGGGTTCGAGACCCGCTTCGATGAGCGATTGATCAATGCCACGCTTCGCGGCGGACAGCTTTTCGAGCATCTCCATGAACGGCTTGCGAACCGATAGGGGAGCGGTCAACTGGAAGACGGAGAGAAGGACACCAACGAGGAGTGATTTACTGGCATCCCATGAGCCATAAATCATACGCTCTTGGAGCGTGGGGGAGAGCCGTTCGAACAAGTACAGCAAGATCTTGGCCTGTTGGCCCGCCAGGAGTGGAGTCGTTCCGTAGAATCCCATGAATGTCAGAACGGCCTTCTTCCAGTCTCCTCGAAAGAGCTCTAATAAAGAAAGAATGACCGTCAATGTCTTCTGGTGCGATGTCCGGCCCATGGTGGCCGCGGTGAGTCTCGCAATGTCGAGATAGAGGAAGACGAGGAAGACGAGAAAACGATAGGGGACCTTGAGCTTGTCAAGAAATTGTTTCGCGGCGAGACCGGTGGGCCCAAGGGAGGCGAGCATGTTCGTGAGGAATTGCGGCACGACCTGAAAGTCCTCTTTGGTGTCAAAGTCGCGTTCGAGACGTGTCAAGCCATACTGGGACGCCATGGATTCCGCGAAGCGATTCAGTTGCTCGGTCTTCTGGACCATTCCCGTAAACGCCGCATCCAGGTCGAAGGCGGGCATGAACTGCGCGAGACTGTCCTTCTGTGACTCTTGTGACTCTTGTGACTCTTGTGACTCTTGTGACTCTTGTGGCGCCTGTTGTTCTTGCTGGCCACCTTGTTGTGACGGCTGCGCCTTCGGGGTCGGTCGAACATACTGGCGAATGTCAGCCAGGTAGGGTGCGAACACGCCTCGAAAGCGCTCCTTTTCTTCTTCGGTAAACGGCAAACGATCCGCCCATGTGTCATCGTCGGACTCGGCCATCGCGGAAAGCAGCGAAGCCACACCCTCTACGGATTGCGCCAAGCCGATCCAGCCCTCCTTTTGCTTCACGCGCTGAAGAAGTTCATGACGTAAGGGGTCATACGAGCGCGACATCTGGTTGCTCTCTTCTTTATCCTTGATCTCTTTTTTACTCGTGGGGGGAGTAAAAAAGAGCTCTTTGTGGGTCAAAAAGGAAGGGGAAGGGGAAGGGGAAGGGGAAGGTACTTACGAGCCACACATGAGGCACTCGCCATCTGCGTCCGCATCGCGCTTGAGAGTGCGTTCCATCTCTGATCGGGCTGCTGCGCGCTGGAGCTCGGGATCGATCGTGAACTTTTGCGCCGCGACGGGCGCCTTCGTGCGCAGATAGTACACACCCGTCTTCAGGCCACGCTTCCACGCGTAGAAGTGCATCGACGTCAACTTCGCATAGTTCGGATCGGCGACGAACAAGTTCAAGCTCTGTGACTGGCAAATGAACGCACCACGGGCCGCCGCCATGTCGATCAACGTCTTCTGCTTGATCTCCCACGCGGTCTTATACAAGCGTTGAATGGACTCGGGAATGAGGTCGATGCCTTGTACGGAACCATTTCGCGCGATGATCTGCTGTTTCATCATCTCGTTCCACAGATCGAGCTTCTTCAGGTCCGCCATCAAGTGCTTGTTGATGACAATGAACTCGCCCGCCAGTGTGCGACGCGTGTAGATGTTGCTCGTCAGGGGCTCGATGGTCTCCGTGTGACCCATGATCTGCGAAGTGGACGCCGTAGGCATCGGGGCGAGCAGGAGCGAGTTACGAACACCGTGTTGCTGGACACGGGCCTTCAGATCGGCCCACGGGAGCGTACCGTCTTGGAGGGTCAAGGGTGTGACACCCCACAAATCATATTGGAATTTTCCTTGAGACATCGGAGAACCCTCGAAGGTGCTATAGGGCCCCTCCTCTTGTGCGATCTCGCAAGACGATTCCACGGCGGCGTAGTACAGATGCTCGAAAATGCGCTGATTGAGCTCGGCGGCCTTGTCGGACTCCCACGGCATGCGGAGAAGCGCAAAGACGTCGGCGAGGCCTTGAACACCGAGACCTACCGGGCGATGACGCATGTTTGAACGCTTCGTTTCCGGCGTCGGATAGAAGTTGATGTCAATCACACGGTTCAGGTTGCGGATGATGACCTTGGCGACCCGGCGGAGCGTGTCAAAGTCAAACGTGCGCGTCTTCGGGTCGACGTAGCGGGGGAGGGCGATGGAGGCGAGATTACATACCGCTTGCTCGGTTTCGGAGGAATACTCAATGATCTCCGAACAGTTGCCAACCACAATACCATTGAACACACCTGCGTGATTCTCGGGCTCATTGAAGCAATACGTGTCATCGATGCGACCGTCATCCGTAACGGAGAGGACCGTTACCGTAAGAAGGTCGTGACAAAATGGGAGTTGAAAAGGTCGAAGGACGGTACCTGCTTGTAACTGCTGGGCTTCGATGCGGGGAGCGTCGCGAATCGACGTTGCGGGTCCATTGAGGATGAACTTATGATACGGCGTACACGTCAGCTGCGCGCCATTGCTCAGATGAACCGTGATCAGCGGCTGTTGGGTACCCGTCTTCTTAACCACGGTGGAAGACCACGCATCACCGTTCCACACACGCACCTCCTGTCCCACCAGTGTGTGAATCGGGAACTGGCCTTCGTCGGTCAAGATCATGGTCTCGGGTGCCACGCAGAGGTTTGAACTCTTAATCGTCCCCACATTCTTCTGATTCGACTTCTGGTTACACGCATCCTTGTACAGGAGATACGGCGTACCCGTCTCGATCTGCGCATCGAGGATCTTGAACCACAGCTTTTGGGCGTCCACCTGCTTCCTGCCGCGCCCCTCCTGCTCGTACTGGAGATAGAGGGCCTTGAAGGCGTCGCCGTGAACGTCGGACAAGCCTGGGGCTTCCGCGGGACAGAAGAGGGTCCAGGGCTCGTTCTTCTCCACGCGCTCCATGAACAAGTCGGGGACCCAGAGGGCGTAGAACAAGTCGCGACAACGCTCCTCCTCCGAACCCGTGTTCAGCTTCAGCTTCAGGAAGTCTTCGACGTCGGCGTGCCAGGGCTCCAAATAGATCGCAAAGGAACCGTTGCGCTTGCCGCCACCTTGGTCCACATACCGCGCCGTATCATTAAAGTTGCGCAGCATCGGTACAATGCCGTTCGACGTTCCGTTCGTGCCTCGGATCAGTGACCCCTTCGCGCGGATATCGTGGATGTGGAGACCGATGCCACCCGCGTACTTGCTGATCAGCGCACAGTCCTTCAGCGTGTCGTAAATGCCCGCGATGCTGTCCTTTTCCTTCATGGCGAGGAGGAAACACGAAGAGAGCTGTGGGCGGGGCGTGCCTGCGTTGAAGTTCGTCGGAGTCGCATGGATAAAGTACTTTTGGCTCAGGAGGTCGTACGTCTCGAAGGCGCGTTCGAGGTCCACGGAGCCCCACAGCGCGAGGGCCACGCGCATCATCAGATGCTGGGGACGCTCGAGGGTCTTGCCCTTCGTGTTTCTTAGGAGATACTGGAGCTTCTCGAGGGTCTTAAAGCCGAAGTAGTCGAGGAGGTAGTCTCTCGTGTAGTCAATACGCGCGTTGATGGTGTCGCCGTGCTCATCACAGAGACGGAGGAGCTCGTCAGAGATGGAGGAAATGACCTCGCCGGTCTTGTCGACGGTTTGCTGCGAGAGCTCTTTTACGACGTCAGTGAACTTGTCGGACGTGTTGCGGTGATGGTTCGAGATCGCTATGCGCGCGGCGAGTGTACCATAATCTGGGTTTGTGGTCATCAGCGACATGGAGAGCTGGGCAGCGAGCTCGTCGAGCTCCGTCGTCTTCACACCGTCGTAAATGCGCGCGAGGGTGCGCTGCGCAATCAGAACGGGGTTCACCTCGAGATCCTTCGCCGCCAGTTGGATACGCGTCAGTACCTTATCAAAGGAAACGTCCTCTTGGGCGCCATTGCGCTTAATCACTTTCATACCCAACATGGACATCAGGATGCTGATGTTGGATCGTAGAGGGGCTTTATGTCTCTTTCGGTGATCTTAGTAGACATGCGTTTTGTGGTGTTGCTTATGCTTGTGGCGCTGGTGGCCTTCGTATCACTCGTCGGCGTGCGTGTTCGCGTCGATGGGTGGAACGTTTCTGTGAAGGAACGAGCGTGGTGGCTGGATACGGTTGCGCCGGTGGAGGGCTTTCAGTCAGGGGCTGCAGCGGCCGCTAAAAAAGAGGAAGAGGACGAGGGCGTTTTATCCTCTGCGCTAGCTCCTGCGTCGCTCGCCACAGGGGCTGCTCCTGCGTCGCTTGCCACAGGGGCTGCTCCTGCGTCGCTTGATCGTCGCCACCCTTATCACCTCCTTGGTGATGTCCTCCCCGCCGAGACGGCTCGCGCCTCCGGCGTTACCTCGCGCTCCTGCTGGGCCACTGATGCTGAAGCACAACTTAGCAAAGTGGGTTCGTATCGTCAGCTGACGAACAACTGGCGTCGCGAGTATCCGGATTCGTGCTCCATGGGCCAACAAGACATGGTTCTGGCATTTTATGAACCTCGGTCTCTCTAGGCAGTAGAGGCAGTAGAGGCAGTCCGTTTTCATCCAAGCGCTGGAACTGGATTTGACAGACATCCTGCGTCTGCGTCTTCGCCTTCTTCGAGGGCCGACTCGAAGCCGGCGCCTGCCACTGACCCCGCTTCGCTTGTTCGACATCCGCCCAAAAGGCGTCAAGAAGGGGCTCAAGCTCTCGCCACCATCGCTCGCTACGTTCGACGACTTGTTCGCTCCATGTCATCAGCTGCCACGGGATGCGCTCCAAAATCTCGAGGTCGGTGTCCGCATCCATCTCTGTTGTATCCGGCTCCCACGACCATGGGGCGTTGACGGGACTGTAACGGTATTCGATTCGCCCATTCCCGTCGGGCGTGGGGGGAGGCACATAGACGAGGAGAATCACACCCGAGTACTCGGAAGGGCCATGCTTCGGGGAGAGCGCGGCGTAGGGCGAGGCGAACTCGGCTTCGACATAATCGCATGCCGGTCGGCCCGTTACATGGAGCTGGAGCTGCATCTGTGTGTAGTAATCCTTCGGGATCACACCGGTGATTTCGCGCGTCACGGGACACTTAATCTCGACGAGGCGACCCACACGGGCCGGATCACGGGCTCGATACACCAAACCATCCGGTGACGCCATGCACCTCGGATCCGTAGGATGCGCCAGACGACCGAGCTCTCGAACTGTCGCACCGTGCTTCTCTTCATAGATCTGTTTCACCACGGGCTCGAAACGAATGCCCCAGTCAAAGGCCGACATTTGGTCTGAATATGTCGCAAGGAGTTGATTCCTCGGCTGGTAGGGCTGTGTCTTGGAGAGCACGAGCTTGCCTCGCGCATAAGGGGAACCGAAGAGCTGTCCGAGCTCACTGGCCGTGATGACCTCCGCCATCTGACGGTACCAGGCTTCTGTACGCTGTTCTGTCTGTTTGCGAGACAGAAGAGCATCGAGGTCTGCGGTGTCTGCGGTGTTTTCCTTTGTCTCTTCAACTGACTGTGACTGTGACTCCGACTCCGACTGTGACTCCGACTCCCTATACAGCTCTAGAATACGGTCAACAATCATGGATTCTAGCGGTGTAAAGTCGAACGCTTCCGCCAATTGTTGCGCTTGTTCTGGGTCGACGGGACTGGGTAACCAGGCCTCGACGAGGGCCAACCATTCACACAGCTTCGCTTTTGATGTCATCGAGGTCTCCGAGGTCTCTGAGTTCCTCCGATACCGTCGCATCATCCATTTTTTTTAGGCTGTTGGCGTCGGGTTCAAGACATGGCAACGACACCGAAGGCAAATCCTTCTTGCGCTTTCGTGTACCCTTCTCGGGTGCCGCATTCAGTTCATACTGGAGCTGGCCGGTCTCCGGTACACGTTTCATGTCCAGACCACGAATGGTCTGAATCTGTTGCGTCAAGGGATCATACTGGACCACTTTCAAGGTGTTGAGTTGACGCTTATCCAGGGCACGCTGAAGGTACAGAAAAAGCGCATCCTTCTCCTCTTTCTGGATGTCATAAGAAGGCGCAATATCCTCGATAAAACGGCGAAGACGGTTCAAACGTAGACCGCGTTCGATGCGATGCCACGGTCGGGTATAGGCATTCTTGGCACCATCCTCGAGAAACTGCTGAAGCTGCTCGGGTGTGTTATGCCGTTTCTGTGTCCTCTGGGCGTACTTTCGATCCATCGTTTATGGGTCGGTGGGGTCGGTGGGGTCGGTGGGGTCGGCGTGGGTCAAAATCCTTTAAAAGGTCTATCGTGCTTCGGGTTTAAATACGTCGTGGAGGAGCTCACGGAGCGCAAAAGGCCCGATGGTCTCGGTCGAAGGGGGAGGAAGGTCATAGAAGGTCCGCCAAGCGAATCGTTCGTCGCCTTGTGGGATTTCGTGCCATCGATAGTAGTCGTCAAGAGGCGTGGCGGGATCGAGCGAGGCAAACACGATGTCGCGGGCGTGGTCATAGTGGAGATGAAGGGGGCGGAGGTCGTTGGAGGCGAGTAGGGGAGCGATGTCCTCGAGGGATAGAGGTTCTTCCCAGAGTGCACCGCCGACAAGGAGGAGATGCGCTTTCGCGGTTGCTGTGGCTGTGGTTGCTGTTGGGCAGAGAATAAACGGTAAAATAAACATCCTCGGGCTGGTTAGGATCGCGAGGCACACCTTTACATGTCGCAACCGATTTTCCCCACGGACGCTGTACGCACAGCGGTAGCAGCGTTTCCTCTTCCCCAGTTCATGCCTCGTGTACGCCGAGAAGTGAACGCGATGGATGCAGCGAATGCGCGACAGTTCGAACACTGGCAGACTGCGGGGCGTGTCAGCTCTGGCCCTGTACCCGTCTATGATGTCATGCCGAATGTCAGCCGCACCACCGACCGCTCGTACCGCTCTCAACCACGCTTCGATGTCCAAGGAGAGCGCGGCGTTGGTAATCCGTTCTTTGACAAGTACGATGCGGTTTCGGACTCTCGCAACATGGCCCGTGAACTCCGTGGAACGGTGTACGAAGACAAGAACAATGGGTATGCGGCGGAATCGGTGTCGATCATGGAACGCAACATGGAAAGCCGGTGGATGGACCCCGCCGTCCAAGCGAGAGATGCGGTAGCATGGGCCGATGTCGGAGAAGTCCTACGACCTCGCATGGATGATATTCGTCAGGTGTATCATCGCACAGGAGGGAAATCGTAAGTCGTCTAGTCAAAGTCAAGAATGACGGGGGTGACGTAGAACTGGAGTTTATTGATCGCCGAGGGAGACTGTTTGGTACGACGACGCGTAGTACGTAGCGTCCCTGGAGTGCCCTTTCCTTCCATGGGCTTGGTCTCTGTGGCGTCTGTTGCTTCCGTGGCGTCCGTTGCGTCTGCTGTGTCTGTGGCGTCTGCTGTGTCTGTGGCGTCCGTGGTGTCTGCGGCGTCTGTCGGCGTAGAACGCTTTAAATACAGATTGTACCCCATACGGATCTCTTCCTGATGGGCTTCAATGTAATCGAGGATCTGGGTCTCCAGTGCCCAACGGAAAAAGTTCAGCTTCCCGATGGTGGTCATGAAAGCCTCGTGACCTGGGATCTTGAACATGATGCGCTCCCGACGACAATTCGGGTCAAAGTATTGCTTTGAATAGGCCTTTAGCTGTCCTTTATAGCTGAGGTAGACGAGGAACTCCTGACCATGGAGGGGATAGCGCACGAAGGACATGCGACTGTACTTGGTCACAAACCAGTCAATGATGCGAAGCGAGAGCGGAGGCTCTCCGTCCAAGTAGGGCATCACTTTGGCAACGTCGGGATAGGTGCTATAGAAACGCTGGAGAGAGGAAATGACCAGCTCGGGCTTACATTCAATGCGGCGCTTTCGTGTCTCCATCGATGGGGTTGCTTGTGGGGCGTATGGGGTGTTTAGGCTCTGTTGTTTTTAAGACGGTAGGATAGAATGACGTCGGGTTATGATCCGAATGTGTCGCTGTTGCCTGCCGCTGGCGGGATGATCCGACCCATGAGCGGGGGCGGGGGCGGTGGCTTGGAAGGGAGCGAAAACGTCTCTTTGTTGCCTGCGGCGGGTGGACAGATTCAAGCCATGAGCGGGGGCGGCTTGGAAGGGAGCGAAAACGTCTCTTTGTTGCCTGCGGCGGGTGGACAGATTCAAGCCTTTCGGGGAGGGGCGGAACCCGTGGCTATGCCCGTACCCGTTATGATGATTCCAATGATGGCCTCGGCGGCGGCCATGACCGCGATGGGACCACAAGAACCACTGGAACCCTTGCCGCCTGTGGCCCCTTCTGCGACTGCGACTTCTGCTGCTCCTGTGGCTGCTGCTGTTCCTGTAAAGGAGAAGAACCAGAACCAGAAGAACCAGAAGAACCAGAACCAGAAGAACCAGGAAGAGAAAGAGATCGCCCTCTTTGGCGAAGTCGTGCGTTTGATCAATCCTGTCGGGCAAGGTAACGCCCCCTTTACTCCCGGACAAGAACGGGCACTGGCCCTCTTCGGTCTACAAGGCGAGGAACGTGCCCAACAGCTCGAGGTTCTGAAACTCTTGTATGAAGGCTCTTGTTCCACCGACAAGAATTTGATTCTGCTGGATCGCTGCGAACCTATTCGGCGCATTGTACGTCGTCTGGCGATTCGACTTCTTGAAACGTATAACGAAGGGAGTCAGCGGGCGGCCAAGGCGTTGCGTTCCCGTAGCGCGACGGATCAAGCCGCTGAAACAGTTACAATGGAGCGGCGACCGGATGGTAAGCACACCGTTTGTGTCACCTACGGACCGGATGATGTCGAAGCGATTCGAGGAAAGGACGAAGAGAAAGGGGAGGCTGGGGAGGCTGGGGAGGCTGGGGAGTCCGTGGGGCCAGAGGGATCCGCGGATGCGCATATCACAAAGCGAGGTATACCGAACAAGGGCTCGGAATGTTACTGTATCTCGGTCATTCAGTTGTTGTATTCGCTCCCACCGATTCGAAGCGCGGTGCTGAACATGGCCTGTCCATCTGGAAAAGACGCAGTGAATGCGGCGATGAAGAAGAAGGAAGCAACCGACGAGGATGTGGTTTGCGTTCTCCGCTCCGTCTTCCAAGATCTCTCGGCTGCTGTTGGATTCTTTGACTTGGCGGCGACCATGGAAACATGGGATGCCAAACCGATCATTAAACCCCAGCGTGTGTCCTTTATCGCCCGTCGGGTGATGGGAGAGGTAGGACAGCAACAAGATGCGATGGAGATGCTTCGGGGCCTGATCGGCGTGTTGGAGCGCGTGGGTATGGCGGAAGTCGTTCGACCGCTCTTTCTTCAGAGCCGTATTATGACGCGGTGTAATGAAGGAGATGTTGAATGGAAACCTTCAAAAAGCACAGAGCGACTACTCGATATCCCCTTATACGCGAAAGCATTGCTCGAGGATCCCGCGGAGGCTGCGAACATGTACAAACAGGGCTATGACGGGAAAGCGGGTTTAGTCGTGGAGCAGCTGATCAAGTACTATCAGCGCGAAACCTATCAGACCGAATTGGCAGCGTGCGACCGTGATGCGGGATACGTGCGCCATTTCATCGAGCCTCGCGAAACGGGACAGTTCTTGATGATGAGTGTCCAGCGTGGTAGAGGCGATAACCCGTCTCAGATTGATCCTGATGTACGCGTCGATGTACCGACAACGGTGCACTTTGGAGCGTCACTGTATCGTCTCTTCGGTGTCGTAATCTATACAGGGGGTGGAGATGCGGGTCATTACATGTACCGACGTTTCTACTATCCACCCTCGGAAGCGGTGGGGAAACCGTTGAAGGATGTGCCAAGTGTTCTATATAACGATGAAGTGGTTGGGCGCGGTGTTGCGGATCGGGAGGACTTGATGCGCCATGCGTATGTAATGGTGTACCAGAGGAGTGCTCCCGCATTGGCGGAGGCGGAGGAAGACGCGTCATCAACCGCCTCGAATGTATCGAATGTATCGAATGTATCCGATATCGAGATTGATCCGATTCTCGGGATGATCGCCCAACAGGAAGCACAGCTGTCCGATTCTGTGGGTATCGAGTTGGACGTCGAGCGAGATTATGGTTTGATACGCGGGCCCTTGATGGATGCGTTTGATACGCATCGGTGGGATGATCGCGCCGCATCGAAAGCGGCGGTAGAGGCGGAGATCGAACCCATAAAAGCGATCGTTCGACGGAAGATTCAAGCGTCTCATCGCCGCATCGTGATGGGAATGCGACGCGATTACACTCGTTTGGTAATCAATCGCATCTTCGAAAAAGATCCACAATCGCCCGATATCGCGGAAAAGACGCAAGAATGGGAAGCAGCAATCGACGCGATAGCGGATCTGGATCAAGAGATACGACAGATAGAGGCGGAGATCAAGAGAGCAGTGAACGCAGTGCGTCAATCTATCGAGGATCGTGCCGCGCTTCAGTTGCCTCCTGTGGCTGATGTGGCGGATGTGGCTGATGTGGCGGATGTGGCTGATGTGGCGGATGTGGCGGATGTGGCTGATGCGCAAGAAGCGCAGGAAGCACAAGCAGCAGAAGACGCCGCAGCCAGACAACGAGAACAAGAAGACATTGAGCGGCGTTTAGCGGAGGCGGAGGAGGCGAGACGTCAAGAGATGGAGGCGGAAGTCGAACGTGTGCGAGTAGCGGCAGAGGCGGCTCGGGTGGCGGAAGAGAAGGCTCGAGCAGATCAAGAGGCGGCAGAGGCCAAGGCGAGGGCTAACCAAGAAGCGGCGAGAGCCGCGGAACTGGAAGCGGCGGCGGTAAGTGCGGCGCGTGTCGCCGAGGAAAAGGCCAAAGAGCGCGAAGCCAAGGATGACGCACTCGATGCGACCGAAAATCTCTTGCGATGGTTTCATGCGGAGAGAGCCAAGGATGATAAGGAGAATGAGACGGCTGCGTATGACGAGCGTGCGGCGGTTGGCGATGTAGAGGCGTTGGTCACCGCTGTGCGTGGGTTTCCCGAGTATGTCGATGGTCTTCAGAGTGCATTGGAAGAGAAGCACCGCAGTGCACTTCCTGAGGTGACGGAAGCAAAAGAGGCAAACAAAGGGGCGGTAGGCCGTCTCTTGGCGTCGATAAAAGATGCGTTTCCAAGGGTGAAGGAGGAGAGTGCTCGCGTGGCCCAAGAAGCCGAGCCGTTGCTCGATGCGCTGCGAGATGTGCTACGTAATCGGGATGCGGCGCAAGCCGAGGAGGCGTTCCAGGCCGTGGAGAAGGTAGTCGGTGCGACGGGGCCCGCAAAGCGGCTCTTTGATATCGAGATTGGTGGGCCATTGCTGGCATCGGAGAGCGATTACGAATGGATGGAATTCTCTGCGGTGATTCATGAGGGTGTTCGGATTCGCGGAGAGGTCTATGATCCGGATCGTATTCAGATGCTGTTGAACCGTATTCGGCGGCAAATCAACCGTTTGACGAGAGCGAAGCCCGTTGCGCTGGCGAAGCCTCCAAGGATCTCGAATCTTCATCCGCCCATTCGGGGTGCGACGGGTGCGACAGGTGCGACAGGTGCGACGAGTGCGACAGGTGCGACAGGTGCGACGGGTGCGACAGGTGCGACGGGTGCGACGGGGCCTGTAGAGCCTTTAGGTCCCACGGGCCCTGTAGAGCCTGTAGAGCCTTTAGGTCCCACGGGCCCTGTAGAGCCTGTAGAGCCTTTAGGTCCCACGGGCCCTGTAGAGCCTGTAGAGCCTTTAGGTCCAATCATTCCCGAAGGGCAGGAAGGGAAGTACGACGAGCCAGAGATTGAAGCCACGGGCCCTACAGGTCCCAAAGAACAAGAACCAGTGAAACCAAAGCCCAAAATCGGTTCTCTCGTCAATCACTTTCGCACCGTTCCGATTCTTAAACTGCTCGATATCAGTCTATCCCTGTCGAAGGAAGCACAGGGATATGTCCGAGACGGATCAGTAGACGGTTTGGTATTGCTTCTGGAGGGCTTGGTTCAAGCGGTTCAAAAGACCAGTATGGCGAATCATAAGTCTCGTGGTGTATCAACTGTTGATTTTTCGGAAGATTCATGGGAAGTGCTCTCCGATCTGATGGGTCGCGTCAAGACGGAATGGTTGAAAGTGATCGGGACGATGATCGAGCCGCGTGCGAAACATGCCTTAGACAAAGTTGGGATTGCGATCAAGCTCCTCTCGGAACAACAGCTAGGCGTCGGCATGGCAGGCGTTCATCTTCGCAATACGTACCCCCGCTTTGTCCTTCCGTTGCGCATCGAGGCTGCACAGAAGGCGTTTGAGGAAGCACAGAAGGCGCATCAAGTCGCTTCAACGAAAGCAAAGAGTGTCATTCTGTCGGAGGGTCGGCCGAACCTAGGGAAGGAGCACGAACGGTTACAAAAAGAAGAGAAGGAAGCCGAAGAGGTCGCTGCGAAGGCGTTTCAGGTCTTTGATGGACTACGTAGGAAACAGGCGGCGCTGGAGAAGAAAGAGGGTGATCTCGTCGCCGAATACCAGCGCCGTGTGGATGCGTTGACCGCTCCACTCGCGGTGATCGAGAAAGAAACTCCTGCCGCTCCGCCTGCTGTCCCTGCTGTGGTCCAGAAGCCCAATCGTAAGAAAGCCATCGAGGCGATGAAGGCCGCGGTTCGCCGTGAAATATCTGCGGGATCGGTGGAACTGGATCCGGGAGCATGGGAAGAAGAATGGGGTGAAGCATATGATGAACTGGTGGAGCAATTCGAAGGCGAGGCGACCCATGTTCCGCAAGTATTTGGAGAATGGATGGTTATGCGGACGGAGGAGAAACGCGAGCACGTCATTTCCTTGGCCGAACAAGAGTATGCGCAGTTTGAAAAGCAGGCCGATGCAGATGCGCTCAAACCCCTCTACACCGCGTTGGTGAAACTTCGAGAGTGGGGAGGATGGCGATTGGTGGAGCCAGTCGAGGAGGCAGAAGCAGTCGAGGCAGTCGAGGAGGCAGAAGCAGTCGAGGAGGCCGAAGCAGTCGAGACCAAGTACCAAACGGCGGTTCAACAGAAACTCTTTGATCTCTTGCGTGTGACGTGGGAAAAGGCGGAAGAAGTTGTTGAATGGCTAGAAGATCATGCGGCCGTCCTTCAAGGTTCCGACAAGAGTGTAAACGTAGATCACTTGAGCCATGCGATGCTGGAAGTGGCGACGGGTATGTCTTCCTTGGTGGATAAACTTCTTGGGCTGCGACGGGCGAAGACCGTGGGCGAAGAGGAAGAGAAGGCGGTTCAAATGGATGTCGGAATTGTTCTGAAGCTGATTACCCAACTCGAGCAGCAGGGAGTGGAAGACGTAGAAACAAAGGATGAAGAGACCCAACAAGCCCGAAGCGACTGGAGGAGACACCTCGATGTTCTTTCGAAGAATATGGCGAAGATCGGCAGCGCAGTGGATCAGATGTTTATCGTATTTCGACGGGAGTCGCCGAACAACGTGGAACGGAACCAAGGGAAGGTGAATGCGTTTCGAGAGACGAGGAAGGCTCGGAAAGCTCAGAAAGCCACAAAAGCGGCGAAGGCGGCCGAGACCAAGCGTAAGGCGAATGCGAATGCTGCGGAGGCCGCAGAAGCCGCAGAAGCAAAACGTCAAGCCAATGCGAATGCTGCGGATGCCAAGCGTAAGGCGAATGCGAATGCTGCGGATGCCAAGCGTAAGGCGAATACGAATGCTGCTGATGCCAAACGCAAAGCGAATACGAATGCTGCTGATGCCAAACGCAAAGCGAACGAAGCCGCAGAGGCCAAACGTAGGGCAAATGCAGCGGATGCCGCAGAGGCCAAACGGAAGGAGAATGAAGGTGCAGCCGTAGCCAACTGGAAGGCGGAGATTTTGCGGCTTGGAGGAGAGATTCAGACTGCGCTTAAGAATAAAACAGACGCGGAGGTGGCGATAGAAGGAGCGAAGGAGGAGGCGAAGAGAGCGCAAGAGTACATGGAGCGGATGGAGCGCAAGTACTCTGCCATGACCATTACCATCGCAAAAGCGGAACTCGAGAAAACGTTATCTCCTCTTGAAAAACGCAAGTGGGATTCCTTGAAAGACGAAGCAAAGGACAAGCGTGCCACGAAGTACCTTGATGAAAAGCGATCAGAGATTCCTAAGCTAGGAAAAACAGTCCATGATGCGGAACGTACCTCCGTTACCAAACAAGCCGAACGCAAGGCCGCAGTGGCTGCGATCGAGGCGCTGAAAGGCCCCTTTTTAGCCGCGATCGAGAACCTACAGGCGCTGAATCCAGCGGCGATGAAGTCGGAGGAGCTAAAGACAGCGCTGGCGTTGGTGGGCGTGGTGGGCGTAAAGGGCATGGTGCGCGCATTGGAACCTGCGACGGCCTCTTCTGCCTCTTCTGCCTCTTCTGCCTCTTCGGCATCGTCTACCAGAAGGGCTCCCGCGGTCTCGGGCTTATATATGCCTAATCGCAATCGAATACGATCGGCCTCTTCTGCCTCTTCGGCCGCACAGCCTTCTGCCAGTCAACGACAGCTCGGAATTACTCCAAAGCGAAGAGGGGGTAAGCACAGCGGACAGAGCGCAGCGGGTAAGCACCGAAGGAGCGGACAGAGAGGGCAGAAGCGGGTAGCACGCACACGCAAAATCAAGCGACATAGATAGATGGCCTTTACGGAAGAGCAGAAACAACTCTTGTACTGGCTGGGCCTTGATCCCGACAGGGTCGAAGAGCGGGATGCGGTACTCGCCGAGATGGCCGCAGGCCGTTGTATGCTATCCGATGGTAAAGTATCCCTAAAAGGCTGTACACTGGCAAGTGATGCGAGATCATTCGCGATGCGTCTTCTGGAGCGCAAAGGGGTCTCTTCGGATGTTCTACACGCGGTAGAAGCCGATACAGACGCATGGGTGACACTGGAACGCATCACCGCGGAACGATGGCGCTTGACGGTAACGTATCAGCCGACTGTCCTTGCGATCTCGGACTCCAAGGAAGTGACCGAAGTCACGCCCATCGGGGTTGAGTACTTGGATGGTGTCGAGTTTGTCGGTGGTTCCGCTGTGAAAGAGCGGTTAATGGAGACGATGGGGTTATCTGTCGCGGGAATGCGTCAACGGCTCGACGCTGCGCTAGCATCCTTGAAAGCGGAACGTACACCCTGTACATCCGATAAAGAGTCAGAATGGCTCGCCTGTCGCGGAGAATGTAGCGCCGCCGCTCGAGAAGGGATTGAGGCAGAGCGCGGCTCGACAGCGTATATGCTTCGCTGTCTGGCTCAAGGAATGCTCTCTGTGGATGGAAAGACCGCGGTGCTGCGCGTGCGTGTTGAGGGGGGCGAACCGCTGACGGGTCGATGGAGTGACGATGAAGGCCGCTTGTTCTTGGAGGGCGAGGAGGGACCAGGTGGTCGTTTAGTGATGGGCTTCGGCCCCAGTGCGTCCGGTAAAACGTACTTGACTTCGACCTTGCTCTCCCTTCTCCGTCAAGCGGATCCAACGCTTCCCTCCGTCTTCTTCTCCATCGACGGCGACGTCTATCGCTCCTCATCCCTCGCATACCAAGAAGTCAAAGAGGCCGCTTATCGAGTCTGTGCACAAGGCTTTGATAATCTGGTTTCGTCGGGTGTATCCGCGATGCTCGGATCCTTGTTCGAAGCCAAAGTCGCCATTCGCGCCGTCCTCCCCTTTCTCGCTCGTCAAAAAACCGCCATTCACTTGTACATTCCCGAAACACTGGGCGGTTGTCTTGTCGGTTCCTGTGAATCTGTCTACAAAGCCTACAAGGATCTGACAAAGGACCCCAAGTGGATTGGGCTATTGATTTGGCAGCACCGCAAAGGCAAAGAGTGCAACTTCCCCGTCGGATGGCGCTGTCGAGGATGTACCGAGAGTGGTCTCTCTCGGCAGAAGATGGATGGTAAGAAGTATAGTAACACGGCTTGGGAGAATTCCATGACCAATGGACGTGCCGAGTTCGTCAAAGCACCAGGAGGCGCGTACCTGATTCATAACAGTGGCCAGAAGGGCTCGACATCGGTCATTGTGGATTATGGTGAAGCCTCTCAGGCCAAAAAGGGTCTCTTCATGGCACAACAGGAGTCACGGGGCTATACCTATGTCGTTCACGCAGAGGCGGTACAAGAAATCGAGATGCGGTTGCGACGGGCAAGGACGATCAAAGAAGAACAGAAGCAGGCGTCCACCGAGGTTGACATCCAAGCATATGAACAGCTGTTGAAAGAAACACAGGAGCCACTTCACGCGATTTATCGCGCACTCTATCCCAAAGAGATGGAGCCCCTCGATCGAGCAATGACCAAGCTTGGTCAACGTCTCGGTCCCGTCGCACCCTCGGCGGATCGCTTTGATACCTTCACCGTCGTGGTATATTACATTCGTCATGGGTATTCATGTGCGAATTATGCTCGTAATGTCGCGACGGGTGTGAAGAAGGCGTTACACGCACATTCGTTCCTACCAGATCCGCCCCTTCATACGCTCGGTATCCAACAAGCGGTGGCACTGGGTAGGGATATCGCCGCATGGCAGAAGTCGGGAGAAACCGTAGACGCGCTCGTTACGTCACAACTCTATCGAGCCATTCAAACGGGTCTTCTGCTTCGCTCACAACTCGACTCGGCGCCTGTATTCCAGGTCGTGCCCCATCTCGCAGAAAAGGGGTGGACGACTGATAACAAACCGGACAAGATCCTTCGAATCACGGACGAAGAGATCCAGCGTGAAGAGCTTGATCTGGTCGTGGATCGATCGAGCGATCGAATCTCTGACTTCCAAGCGTTTGAAGATGGTCCGCTTCGTCGTCTGTTCCACGAACTCCATGCGAAGGATCCGAGTCAGAGGACGTTTCGCGTGTTTGTCGTTTCGCATTCGACGCTCTTGAAAGAGGCGATCGGTACAAAACCCGATAACTGTCAACTCTTGCCCGTGACCTACACCATGACGGGAAGCGGAGCGCTCTTGGGTCGTGTACTGCCCCGCAAAGAGGACATGGAGGCGGTTCGTCAGGCGTTTCCTAGTCCCTATCGGACGGGGTCCACGGACAAGGCGCAAGAAGCCAACACAAGTTGTGAAGATGTCAACCCTCTTGAAGGCTTGCGCGTCGAACGCTTATTAAAATCGCATACTCGACCCGCGCTTGACTAAGAGGTCCATTAGGAAAAGAACAAAGATGCCACTGGAGACGAACATCAGCATTTCCGATGTCAGCTGTTCGGGAGTCGACCGATTCATTTCCTCCAGCTTGTTGTACATCTGGTCGAGCTTGCGCATCATCGCGTCGATGTCTTGGGTACGCCCCCGTGCTGATACCGGAGCGGGCGGCAAGTGTTCTACGAAGGAGGTTTGTGCGCCACTGGGTGTGATCGGTTTCCAGTAGGGGTCGAGAACGGGGGGTGCGAGGGTCGAGGAGGCCGAGGCCAGGGAGGGGAGAGATGTCGTAGAGAGGGAGGGACGCTGGAACGCCATCGCAAAGTCGGCGGGCTCGTAATCCGCAAACGGCTCGTCAGTGGGACCCTGGGCGCCAAAAAAGCCCTTCTTCGATATCACCGCAGAGGTATTGTTTACGGGGACAGTCATATAGTGTTGCGAGCATTCGGATTTAGCGTACTCTTCCAGGGGATCGGTGGGGCCTTTGGACGGGGGGGCGTTCTGCGTTGCCTTGTTGTACGGATCAAAGTCCTCAGCGCCCCGCATAGCGGGGATGTCTTCGGGGGGCTGGAGGTGCTGGCGATCGAGATCCTGCGCCGCGTAGGGCAAGGGGGCGGGAGTCTTGCGGCGCTTGCGACGTTCCTCTTTTCGGGCTTGACGAGCGCCGTCGCCGCCTCCACACCCCGGATCCTGGAACGCATCCTCCAATGGACAGTACGCACTCATCTCTATCTCTTGGGGGCCATTCTTTTGCGACCATTGTCCCGCCTTCTAAGTAGATGTTCCTCCCCTCCATCCACCTCCCTGCGCTCCTGGATGCACCCCTTCAAATCGTCTACGGTGTCGTACTTCTTCTCTTAATCGTCTATGGCGGCGAGGTACCTGATGGCGTTCGCCTCTTTGCGGATAGTGTACTAGGTCGCGTGTTGGGTGTGGCATGGCTCTTTGTCACTGTCGAAACCCTTGGATGGCTGTTCGGTCTGTTTGTTGCGCTCGCATGGCTCAGTGTGGTGTACTTGTCTCCCCGTGCGCGTGGCCAAGGTGTGGAGGGCTTTGAAGTCATCGAGAAAGAGCGCCGTGGGCGTCGTTGGTTTGTCGAGCGCGTCCTCGGAGAACACCCCGTCGCCATCTCCACGGAGAAAGTGACCACCCTTCCTGTCCAATCTTAGTAGGATGGAAACCGACGACGTCTTTCGAGTGATTGCGGTCTTTCTCGCCGTCTTTGTCATCGTGTACTACAGCACCTTGATGGAGCGTCCCTATCATCAGCGTCTGGCGTTGCTCTATACATATCCCTGGTGGCGCTTGCTTGTGGTCCTACTAGTGCTCGCCGCTGCCGCATGGTGTCCCCGTGTCGGTGTGTTGGTGGCCTTCATCGTCTTCTTGTATCTTCACGACATGAATCGCCTCGTGATGCCACTGCCTGAATTGTCGTAACAAGGTAGATGAGTCTTCCGGCGATGAGTATGGGCTCGACCGCCGTGGGTATGGCGGTGTCGCCCCTTGATGCGCTCCTCCAGGTCTTCAATCAGAATCCGTACTTTATCGGACTAATGATGCTGATTCTGAATTTGGGTGGCCGGTTCATTTCCTTGGAGGTCACCAAACAACAAGAGCAGTTCCTTCAACTCCCGTGGGTGCGGCGTCTCTTGATCTTCACCGTCTTATTTGTCGCAACGCGCAACTTGTGGGTGGCATTCTGGATGACGCTGATGGTCGTACTCTGTCTCGGTTATCTCTTCAACGAGAACTCGGCGCTGTGTCTCTTCGGGCCTGGAGGCGCAGCAGGGGCGACCTGTGACGAGAAGAAGGGAGAGATGACGCCGGAAGAGCGCGAAATCCTTCAACGTCTCAGCTCCAAAGCCGCACGGTATCAGTCCGCACCCGTGGAGGAGAACAAAGACGATGTGGGCGTCGAGGATGTCTATCGAGCCAATCTCAAGCTGATGGGTGCGACGATGTCTGTGTAATCTTCAGGATGGGGAATCGATCTCTTTTTAGAACCTTGGAGGCGCTGGAAAGAAGTCGACAGACGGTGACAGAAGGCGATGTGACGCCGATTACAGGTTCAAGGTCATCGTATTGGCTGCGGGGGGCATGGGCTTGCGACGACGACGAGGGGCCTCCGAGTTCATCGAGGTCGCCGACGCGGACGACATGGGTGTCGAATGAATGCTCGAGATCTCTTGAACTGCCTGTACGGCGGGTTGTGCCGGTGGGGCGTTCGGGATGAGCACGGGCTGGACCTCCATCTCCGCCGCCCGCACCTCTTGGAATGTCTTTAAAATGTCATCCACTCCCGTGGGGCCTTTCATCTCGCGTCGGGGTCCCTGGGGCGGCGGAGACATCATGGACGGTGGGGCTTGTGGTGGCGGGGGGTGCATACCATTCGACGCCTGATAGAATTGTCCTGGGCCCTGGAAGAGAGGCGGTTGCGACTGTTGCGACTGTTGCGACTGTCCTTGTTGCGCCGACGGCATGCCCATCGCTGCGCCCATAAAGTTTCCAAAGCCTGGACCGGCTTGTTGGGCCGCCGCGGCGGCGAACTGCTTCGCGAGCTGTGGATTATTGCGAAAGATGTCATCGGGAGTGAACTGGGACGCCTTCGAGCGGAAAAAGGAATTGCTCATGTGGAACATGAAGCCCGAGCCCACCAGGGACATCAGGAGCTTCGCCTCTGGCGGCATGTTACCGCGACCCTTGTACTTGTCATAGAGTTCCTCGAACACCTCGTCAAAGTCCTCGATGTTCTCATGAACGGATTCGGACCAGCCATCGAGTTCCCAGTCGAAGGGATTAAACTTCGAGTTCATGAACTCCACACCGGTGACGACACCCATCAGACACTGGCGTTGGAAGCGGAGCGATGCCTCCAAGTTCTTGGCGTCCACCAGACGGTCATGCTCTTGTTGGATCTCCTCCAGGGAATTGTCCATCGTAAAACGCTTCGTCAACGGATAGCCCTTCGCCTCCAGGCGATTCAGGCGGTTTAACAGCTCCGTCTTGCGTTTGCGCTCCTCCTCGGGACTCAGACGTTGGTAGGGGGCGGAAGCCAAGGAGATGGACGGTCCCGTCGCCGACTGGGGATTCGAAAAGAGATCGGGCTCCTTCGAAATCGAGATCTCGGGAAACATGGCGCCCTTCGGAGAGTACGACTTTGGACCCGAGGACAGATCGAGAGAAATGGGCTCCAACGGATCGAGACTATCGCTCTGGATACCAATGTCCGAAATGGGGTCGAGTGTTTGGACCTCTTGGCGGGCGGAGGAGGATGCGGATGCAGACGCAGAAGAAACACGGTGATGGCTCAAAAGACCCGCACCCAGATCGTCGCCGAGATCTTCCGCGCCGAGCTCAATGACATTTCCAATCTCGGAAGATGGCTCGGACATACCGGATACAAATTGGTGCATGTCAGACAACGTCACGGTGCTCATGACTACTCTCCCCACCCATGGGGTTTTTTAAGTACGGGAAAGGACGCGGTCGACCAGGACAGCCATCACCGTGCCGAGACCCGCACCGGACACGATTTGACCGAGGGTATGACAGTGTTTTACCCAACGCGATGCCATGACGGCGAGCGCGTAGACGACGAGTGCGACGCGTTGGACCGGTGACCACCAGGGATCCCGTAGGGCAAACGCCGCAAAGAACGCCACCTGTGCCGAATGTCCCGATGGAGCACCTGGTCGACCCCCCTGTGGCCCATCATTGACCCATAAGTTACAATCACGAGCTTGCGGAGGTCGCGGAGAGGATTCTCCAATGACGAGATGCTTCAGGGATTCATTGACAAGGACAGTGACCATCATGCCGAAGAAGGGTGCGAGGTCGGAGATGTTCCACGACTGGGCGTAGCGCCACCACGGATGAAGATAGAGACCGATGACGGAGGCGGAGACGAGATCGGACCATGTTGCGCGCATTGTGGAGTATTACTGTAGTACGTAGGGATTCTCTTCGTGCTCGAGGGCGTCCTCGAGAGGGTCACGAGGTCGGTGGATACATAGGCTACAGACCGACCATGTGATGACGGCGGTCGCCAGAAGAACGACGAACATCCTAGGCACTCTCAAGAAAGTCCACCGACATACAGAGCGCGTCAGCCATATCCGACTTTTTCTTGGCGGCTTTCCATGTGGTGTAGATGGCGTCGTTGGTGACCTGGTGCGACTCAAAGAGCTCACGGGTTCGCGCTTCCGACTTTTGTTTACGCTCTGCATAGCCCGCATCGCCCTTCTCGGCTGCTACCTTCTTCTTGGCGTGAACGAGACGGAACTCAGGGATGTTTTGTAGGGCGTCTTGGGTATGATCATAAAACCAGTCCCTCAGAGTCGCATACAACAGGACTTGAACCGTCTTCATATGCGGATTCTTGAACACGGGCTGATTCTCCAGAAGCACATGGGTCACACCTTGCCAGTGGTCTTGGCGCTCTCGGACAAACGCACGGAGGGCGTCATGAATCTGATCCATCGAGAGTTTGGCGACGGAGGGCTGTTTGGGGGGCTCGAAGGGGAGCGCCACACGCGCATGGACGAGTGCCCAAAGGGCGGTCGCGGTGGCTCGCGCATCGAAAGGGACGGCCTGCTCGCGCAACCAGACCTTTAGGTCCTTTACGGTGGGTCGAGCGAGAAGGGGCGCGGGGGCGGGTGGGTGCGTTTTCGGAAGATGGCGCTTACAAAAGAGCGCGTCGGGGGTGCGCCAGGAGGCCGCATGGGGACAGTCGGGGGTCGAACAACGGGGAGCGATCACGGGATCAAGAAGATTGACATTCTCGAGCGCGTGAACCTGATGGTCGTCGGTGACCACCGCGTAGGCGAGGTTCTTTACACCAATATCAAAGGCGAGGATGCGCATGCTTGCTCTCCGGCTGCTTCATTTCTTTAAGTGGGCAGCGGCATCAAGGAGATCTCGAAAGAGTGGGTGGGGCTGGAAGGGACGTGATTGAAACTCGGGATGATACTGGACGCCAATGTACCAGGGATGTCCGATGTTTTCAACGGCTTCGGGCAACCCATCCGGGCTCTGACCCGTGATACACATTCCATGGGCTTCCAGTGCGGCTCGATAGCGTGTATTGACTTCGTAGCGATGACGATGACGCTCTTGGATCTCGGTGGCTTGATAGATTCGATGGAGTTGCGAATGCGGCTGGAGGTGACAGGGTTGCGCTCCGAGGCGCATGGAGCCACCGAGGACTTTATCTTGACAATGCTCCAAGAGATCAATGACGGGCTCGGGAGTCGGACCGAACTCGGTTGTTGACGCATCTTCCAGGCCAAGGAGCTGACGCGCCGCTTCAATAACCATCAACTGCATCCCGAAACAAATGCCGAGCGTCGGGATGCCATGCGTTCGGGTATACGTCAGGGCGCGAATCATGCCCGCTGTGCCCCGTTCACCGAAACCGCCGGGTATGATCACCCCATTTGCGCTCTGGAGGCGCTCTAGAAGGTTGGGGTCTTCGGAGTCTAGAAGGGCGATGTCCACTGGATGACAGAGCGCGGAGGAGGCATGCTCGATGGCTTGAAGAAGCGAAAGATAGGCGTCGGGGAGGGCGACATACTTGCCGATGACGGCGATGCGGGTGGGAGCTTGAAGGGTTGTATCGGGCGCCACGTGCCGAATACAGCCCATCGCTTGTTGGGAAGGGGGTGTATCGGGTACAGGGGGCGCCACGTGCCCCCTACTCCACCAAGCATCTTCGCGAACCGGATGCGCCGCCAGATCAACACCAAAATGCTGACAAACGCGCACATCGAGACCTTCTAGGTGATACTGGTGCGGAACGTCATAGATGGACGCCGCATCCATCGCGGCGAGGACGTCTTCGGTGGCGACATTCGTAAAGAGCGCGATCTTTTGCTTCAGCGCGGCGGGGAGGGGACGCTCGCAACGGCAAAGGAGGAGATCGGGCTGGATGCCCGCATGGAGGAGCGTCTTTACCGAGTGCTGGGTTGGTTTCGTCTTTAGCTCCTTCGCAGCGCTAACATACGGAACCAGTGTGACATGAATCGAAAGACAGTCCGAAGGACGCTGACGCCGAAAGGTGCGAATGGCCTCCAAGTATGGCGCGCACTCCAGATCTCCCACGGTCCCCCCAATCTCATAAATCACAACATCCTGTTCAGCGGTGTCTCTTTGGATAAACGCATGGATGGCCTCGGTGATGTGGGGGATGATCTGGACGGTGGCGCCGAGATAGGCTCCTTGACGCTCCTTGGCGAGAACGGAGGAATAGAGTTGACCCGTCGTCGTATAATCCGCTGCCGTACAAGCGACACCCGTAAAACGCTCATAGTGCCCGAGATCGAGATCCGTCTCCGCTCCATCCTCGGTCACAAAGACTTCGCCATGTTGGTACGGGGATAAGGTGCCTGGATCCACATTCAAGTAGGGGTCCAGCTTGCGAAGACGAACACGAAAACCACGCGCTTGGAGGAGTGCACCGAGGGAGGCGGCGGCGATACCCTTTCCCAGCGACGAAGTCACTCCGCCCGTGATGAAGACAAAGCGCGTCATGTTGGTGGGGGAGCAGAGAAAGGCTCTAGGCTCTGTTCCTGGGAGGTTACAGAGTGTAGGGCGTGTGCGTAGGGTGCGGATTAGGCGTGGCCCCTGCGGGGATTAGGCGTAGCCTCTACGAGAGTTGCGTCCACCTTCCTGGAACACAGTCAACTGCGTTTCTTTTCGGTTGGCACGTAATTCGGCCATGGTGGGTTCGTACGTAAACGTACCGAAGAGAGGTGGTGCGGTGGCATGGGCACGCTCGACACCAATACCATCACGGAGATACGTCGGACGCAGATCGGATTGGAAGGGGGTGCTATAGACGATGCCAGAGGGAGGGGGGACGGTGTTGGCCATCGGGAGACTCGCACCCGTCCACTCCACATGACGCTGTCGCGCTTCTTCCATCAACTCGGAGGCATGTTGAATCATCCAGTGCTTGGTGTGGAACTGCTTGCCCGCGGGGATGTTCTTCGTACATTGGGGGCGGTAATCGGTCACCAGACGACCGTCCGACAAGGTCGCGGCGTAAGCCGGATATCGGACATCTCGGGCAGGTGTTGCCTCTTTAGGTCCTTCAGCCACGCCCCGATAGATTGCGCCCACGCTTGGACGGTGATAGAAATCAGGAGCAGTAGATCGACTAAAAGGGTTTGACATACCTCTATCGTGTGGCGGAGATTTTCAGGGATATCAAGCATCAAGAATCTCTAGGGAAAGCGAAGAGGGAAGAGGGGACGGTTTGATCCCGCTGTCGGCTTGCTTCAGCAGTTCGATCAACTGGGGCTTCTTGGCACCCTTCTCCAGAGAGAGACCTCGGGCTCGGGCGAGGGATTGGAGTTCCTTGGCGGACATCGCTTCGTAATCCTGCTGCTCTGGCTGTTGTCCTTGCTGTTGTCCTTGCTGTTGTGACTCTTGCGACTCCTGCGACTCAAGTGACTCCAGTGGGGCATGTGGCTCTTGTTCTTGCTGTCCCTGCTGTCCTTGTTCCTCTTCGGGCTCAAACGGCTTGTATTCGGCGTCCTCGATGGGGCGCGGAGAAGCAGGAGCGGCGGGTGCGGCGGGTAGAGAGGGCGCAGGTGCCGAGGGAGGCTCGTGAAACATCGGTATCTCGTTGGTCAGCTTCAAATCCAGAACGATGGACTCGAGCAGGGAGACTTTTTGATCGGTCTGCTGAACACGAGTGTACAAGTACAACGCAATCGAGCCAAAGACGAGGACGAGAACCACACCCACCGCCGTAAGCGTATCACTCAGGGAAGCCATGTCTGACGATGTCGAGAGAATTAAAGTGCTTGATGCGCCGCACGGGGCCAGTCTTTAGCAGCCTGTGGCTCGTGACTACAACCCATTCTCTCGAAGGATGCTTGCCACACTACTCACTGTACACACGCCCTCCGTCAACCGATACGAGAACTCGACGCCCTCCGCGGTCTCCTTCGCCGGACAACACAGGCGCTGAATGGCGGCAGGCGCTTCGCGTACCCAGTCAAAGAGATGCGTGCTGATGACACTGACCGTCGTAGGAAGAGCCCATAATTGTTTGGTGTAATGAACCGAGGAGGCGAGGGCGTCGGGAGGATTCGTGGAATGAAAGAGCTCGTCGAGAAAGACGAGGACGGGCCCCTTATGGCGCAGGGTCGACGCTGTGAATTCGATTTCGCGTTCAAAGCGGGATTTGGATCCGGGGAGATCATCGGGCTGGAGACAGACACGAAGCGCCTCGAAGGGTGTAGCGGTCAGGTGACCGATGGTACAACCGAAGGTATGTGCGAGGAGCGCGGACAAGGAGAGCGCGCGCAACACGGTCGACTTTCCGCCTTTGTTTGGACCCGTCAGGAGTGCATGACGTTTTTCGCCTCCCAGGCAGAGGGAGAGAGGGACGCGATGTTCAGGAGCGAGATGGAGATCGTACGCATCTCGAAGATCAAAGACAGGTTCGACGGTGTGGGTCACCCACTGGACGGGATGGACATCGGGGAGATGATAGAGCTGGAGATGGACTTCGAGCTGTCCGAGATACGTCAGAGCCAGTTGACCATAGGCGGGATGGAGGAGAGCGTCAGCGGCGGCGTGGGCGGGGGAAAGATAGTCGGGAAGAGGACAACGATGGTATTCATATCCATGTTCTTTCAAGCGCTCGTACAGGATCTCGTACCGCGTCTTCAACTCGATCCACTGGCGTCCATAGGCTTCGGTGGTTTGGTGGATCGCGTGGAGATGTTGATACGACCAGTAGGGTTGTACGATGCCTTGTAGGAGTGTCATGGTGATGACGGCGAGCTGTTTCAGGAGGGAATGCGGTGCGGTGGCTGGTGTCGCAGTGCTTTGGAGGGGATCACATGCGAGTTGTCCGGATATCATCGAGTGAAGGATTTCGACATAATTACGCAAGGTGATGGGTACGCAGAGGACATAGGTCAGGATGAAGTAGGGGGCGAGGAGGGCGAGAAGGGGGAGGAGGAAGGAGAGACCGGGAAGAAGGTAGATGCGGAGAAGGGACCAGAGAGGGAGGAGGAAGGGGACCGCGTTGAGAGGCTGAAGAAGGGGACGGAGGAAGAGGAGCTCGCCATACGATTCGCGTTCGAGCGCGGTGGGGGTCACGGACAAGGTCGGTTCCAGGGCGGCGATGGCGGTAAAGTGGGAGCGGATCTCTTGATAGACGGGCTGCTGTACAATGCGTTGGAGGGCGGAGGCGGTTTGGCTTTTGGCCTGAAGGGTCGCGGGATCTGAACACCATTGAGAGAGACGATGCGCGAGCGCCGTTCGGGCGGCAGCCGTTTGAAGACCGAGCGCAGAGGCGAGACGATCGGTTTCGATCACAGACATCCTGATGACCGCAAGAAAGTTGCGAGGGCGTCTGGGACTCGACGGGAGTTCTAAAAATCGACGGCCTGCTCGAGACCACTTAAGGGATGTAAAAGACTTGTACGCACGTAATGGCGACAGAAACCATTCAAACGATTCGCTCTCTCCGTTCGGGCACCGCGACCCGATTGCCTGCGGCGGTGTCCAAATCCGTGGAGGCTGTGAAGCGCATGATTGCGGGGTTGTCGGGGGAGAAAAAGGTCGATTGGCGATCTGGAAAGAGTTCATCGGGATATAGTCAGGGTCAGAGCCATGGCAGATATGGTCATAGTGGTCACAGTAGTCACAGTCGCGGGGGCAATGACAGACAAGACCGTCAAGAGTCCGTATATCGTCCAAAGACGGCTGCGACGGCTGCGACGGCTGCCCCTATTCCATTGACCTACGCGACAGCGACCATGAAGCCTGTGACCGATGTGACTACTGTGACTCCTGCGGCTTCCGCGACAAAGGCGCCCGTGCTTGACGAACAGGGATTTGAAGTGGTGCGTTCACGTCAGACGCGCGTTCGTGCGCCTCCCGCCAAGTACGTGAGCAAGTTCAAGCGTACGTCGGAGAAAGTGGAGGATACGATTCTGAACACCATCCTGCTCGGTAAGCTGAACAAGTTTAGTGCGGCGAACTACGACGACATCAAGGAGTTCATTACGCAGATCATCGCGAGTGGTCAATCGGACATGATGACGTGCTTTATGAAGCTGGTGTTTGAGAAGGCGGCGGCGGAAGAGATCTTCTGTCCATTGTACGCCAAGCTGCTGAGCGAGTTGAGTGCGCAGTATCCGGTGATCTTGCCCGAGATGGCGAAGCTGTATGAGGCGTATATGAGCATCTTTGTCGATGTGGGACCTGCGGAGTCGGAGACGCATCAGGAGTTCTGTCAGCGCAATGTGGAGAAGAAGTACCGTCGAGGGTACTCCCAGTTCTTGGCGGAGCTGACGAAGCACAATGTGATCGAGACGGCGGTCTTTGTGGATACCGTACGGAAGATTGTGGAGCAGATCGAGCTGTCGCAGGCCGATGCGGAGGCGGTGAAGCGTGTGGAGGAGTTGGCGGATTGCTTGGTGCGCATGATGAAAGCGCTGGGTGCCAATGAAGACAAGCCGACGGCGGTGACGGACATGGCGCTTATCCGCTCGATGCTTCGTGGAGAGGTGGCGGGTCGCGTTCAGCCCTTTACGGTGCGTCGGGTGGATGCGCCGGGTGTGAGCAATAAAGCCCGCTTCACCTTCATGGACATCTATGAAGGAATTCTAGCCCTCCATTAGAAACCCCATGCGTCGTACTCGTCGTTCTCGTTCTCGTTCCATGCTCCCTCGCCAAGCGCGTAGCACCGTCAAAGCCGTGCGTGCTTTTTTACAGAAGGCTTTGCGCAGCGGTAAGAAGCTGGTGCGTAAGATTTCTTGTCGTCGCTAAGTGCGTCTAGCACCCGACTTGTGATATAAAGATATCGGACTATCTTCCTATCACCAGTGGAACAAATGACGAAATTCCAGCCTCCCAATAGAATGGACCGCCGAGACCACAGTAAAAAGAGGGGTAGTGTCCCTCCTCCATCGGATGCGGATGCCGATGCGGATGCCGATGAATATGGTAACCTGCGTGGTTTTATTGAGTACGGACCGGGCGATGAAGTGTACCAGATGGTGCCCGTCAGGGCCAGTCGACGCGCGGCGGTGATCGCGCGCCAACGTATTCAAAAGCTGTCGCGATCCCGCTCTCGCAGAGGATACTTCCGTATACCGATGGTATATGTCCCTGTCGAGCCGGTGGAGTCATCCGAGACATCCGAGTCATCCGAGTCATCCGAGGAGTCAGAAGCAGCTGACGAGTCAGAAGCATCCGATGAGTCAGAAGAGTCAGAAGAGTCAGAAGCATCCGAGGCATCCGAGGCAGTCGAAGAGGATGATATGTCGGAAGAAGACGAAGAGGACGATGAGCCAGAAGACGATGAGCCCGAAGAGGACGAAGAAGACGAAGAGGAAGAGGAAGAAGACGAAGAAGACGATGAGCCTGAAGAAGAAGACGAAGAGGAGGAGGAAGACGAAGAGGAAGACGAAGAAGACGATGAGCCCGAAGAGGAAGAGGAAGACGAATCGGGACCACCTGTGCTACGCATCGGAATGGGGAAGCTGTTGATGAGCCTGATGGGGAAGAAGCGCTCGTTGAAGAAGGAGCCCGAGATCGTTCAGAAGTTTGCGCAACTCTTGGAGTCACCCACAGAGGAGAATCCGATCGATGCACAGATTCAGCAATTCAAAGGAATGTCCGAAGAGAAACAGCGCGAGGTGATCCAGGCACTGGAGAACCGTCCAACGGTGGCGAATACCGGTCTTCAGCTGATGCTCCAGATCCTGACACTTAAGGTGGCGCCCGAGGTGCGCGCGATGATCTTTACACGGTATCACAGTCTTCAGGGCATGGATCCGAGTACGAGCGAGTACTACAAGCTTCGTTCGTGGCTCGAAAAAGTCGTCGCGGTCCCTTTCGGTGTCTACCACGACTTGCCCGTTCGTCTCGAAGATGGCCCGGAACGTTGTGGAGAATTCATGCGCGCGGCTCGGGCGTGCTTGGACCGTGCGACCTATGGCCAGGACGAGCCCAAACTCCAAATCATGCAGTTCATGAGCACGAAGATGGCCAATCCTGCCGGTCGTGGTCTGTCGCTGTTGTTGGTGGGCCCTCCAGGTATTGGAAAGACAACTATCATTAAGAACGGTATCGCGAAAGCACTGGGCTGGCCCTTCCAGTTCATCTCGCTCGGCGGTGACTCGGATGCGAGTACGTATACGGGCCATCAACTGGTGTATGAATCATCGCACTGTGGAAAGATTGTGAACTCGCTTGTTGCGTCCAAGTCTCTGAGCACCGTCATGATGTTCGATGAGGTCGACAAGATTTCGCAGACGGCGAAGGGCGAAGAGATCATGAACCTGTTGATTCATCTGACCGACCCTGTCCAGAACTCGGAGTTCGAAGACAAGTACCTTGCCGGTGTCCCCATTGATCTTAGCAAGGTCATGTTCGTCTTCAGTGCCAATGACATCACTCGCATTGATCGTGTGCTACTGGATCGCATGATCGTGATCGAACTGAAGGGGTATGAAGTGGCGGAGAAGACCGCAATCGCGGAACAGTATTTAGTGCCCGATGCGCTCCGTGAAGTCAATCTGACCGAAAAGGTGTCGATCCCGCGGGACGTCTTGACGGCGATCCTTCACGAATATGCGAATGAAGAGAAGGGCGTTCGAGAGCTCAAGCGGTGTATCGATCAGATTGCGCAGAAGATCAATATGCTTCGCATGTTCAACGCACCCGAGCTTCCCTTTCACATCCCGGGCTTCTCTCTCCCGTTTGTGGTACGCCGTGATCATTTACCGTTGTTCCTCAAAAAGCGTGGGGCGAGCGATGCGCCGCCGTTTGGCATGTATCTCTGATCGGCCCCCCGTGGCGTGCCCTGATCGGCCCTCTGTGGTGTGCTCTAAATGGGCATGTTGGAAAGAAGGTAATTGCGGAGATCGTTCTCGCTCATCCGCGCAGCGGATGGCTTGCGCTTCTTATGGGTCTTACGTGTACGTGCGTGCCGCTGTCTCCGTGACTTCTTTGGGCGATTGTATCTGCTGTATCGACTGTATCTGCTGTATCTAGAGGGCCGAGAGGACCGAGAGGGACGGTATGTTACAGGCGTAAAGGCTTGTATTTTACGCGCAAGGGTGCTTTCGGGTTCTGACAAGCGTTCCAGTGCGCGAACGGTCTCTCGGGCCGCGCGTAGGGCGTCTTGTAGATCGGAAGAACGTAAGGACGTTGGGACGGAGTGGATAGAGGGCAAGGACGGAGAGGAGAGACTCTCTTTCGAGATCGCATGACTGTTATGGGAAATCGGCCAAAGTAACTGGTAGCCGCGTTTGCCTTTCCAGACCGAGACCTGATGCGTAGTAGGTTCCGAGGATTCCATGACGGTCCGGTACACGGAAGGAGGATCGAAGTGATAGAGATGAAGATCGAGAGGGATCGTATCCGCTATGTCATTGGCAGATGCGTCTGGCTCTGTGTCGTCCAGTTGATCCATTAGATCGTTGTCCGCAGTGCGTTCCGCGTACTCTCGAATACTATCGAGAAGAGAGCGAGGAGGAGAGACTTCAAAGCGATATGCGGCGAATGCGCGGAGACATGCGGCCTCGGTCTTCTGGTCACACTCCCATACAATCTCCATTCTATTCAGAGATGGAGAAGCTCCGTATACGACTCGGATGGATTGCCCGCATCGGGTTGGTCGTCGGAGGTCTTCACTTGCTCGGCTGTGGATTCGGTGTACCCTTGTTGGATATCCTCGGACCCTTTGCGACCGTGGCATATCTCTTCATCGGTCTCTGTGCGCTCTACCTCGTCGCGGATCGAGACACCTATCTCCCCTTCCTCGGCCCTGCGCATATCCCATGTGGTGCCCTCGAGCCCCGTGTCCCTGTGGGAGCCAATCGAGAACTGGTGATTCGCACCGCGCCCAACAAGAAAGTGTTGTACTGGGCCGCAGAACCGGCGATGGAGGGCCTAAAGAACATACCGTCGTGGAAGGGGGCCTACTTAGGCTATGAAAACACCGGTGTAGCCGTGTCGGATGCGGAGGGTCGCGCGGTTCTTCAGGTGCGCAATCCCCAGCCCTATCATGTCCCGATCAAGGGCTTACTGGATCCCCATGTTCACTATCGAGTGTGTGAAGACAGCGGTTGGCTGGGTCGAGTGATGACCATACCCGTGGACGGCACGCCGGACGTCGAGGGCTATACGGGCCCGGAGAGCGAGTATGCGGCGGGTTGGGTCTGATGCCTCTAGCCACGGCGTCGCAGATAAAAGATATAGTTCGACGGTCCAAAGACGGGTGCGGGCAAGGGTTGCGAATGGGTATCGTCCATCTTCCACCATTGCCCCGTCAGTGGGTGACAGAACTGCGCCGTGTAGTGACCTCCCATGTTCGTCCCATGATGGTCCGAAGTGGCCCGGAGTTCGTAGGTAAAGTCACGGGACTCGTGGGTGGATTCAGGGGCGAAGAAGCGGGTGAAGGTGATGGGTTGGCCTTGATAGGGACAGGGCGTCATGATCTTTTGATGAAAGTGGAAGCGTCGGAGGGTGACAAAGAGGTGTGTGGGGAGTTGCCAGAGATGGGAGGTACGCAAGGCGTTGCGTTTCTCTTTACAAGTATCGCAGCGATAGCCCTCGATCTCCGAGCGCTCATTGGCCTCTTTTTCGATCCATTCCTCAAAGGTCACGCCCTCGCACGGAATCTTTAGACTGTTGAATACTTCCCACTGGTGCGTGGCGGTCTGACAGGTCTGGCAGTGTGTCGTTTTGCGCATCATGCCAAAAAAGAAATGGACGATGGGACTGTTGTTCTTGGTGACAAAGCGATACCATGCCTGGAGCGCCTCGAGACGCATCCGGTCAGGGGCAGGGAGCTCGGCGGGGATCGGCGTGGGCGACCATTCAATCTCCTTTCGTAGCGCTTCATGGAAATGATCGAGAAGGTATACCAAATACTCATGGCTGTCGTTGGGCACGGGAAGGCCGAACGACTCGTAGGGTGTGCCTGTGACCGCTTTGCGGACTTCGGTTAGAAAGCCGACGGGGCGGACATACGCGGGTCGATAGGCAGACCAGAGAGAGCATAGGATATCGTGGTAGGCGAGGAGGATGCGACGGTGGGGGTCTTCGGCGGGTAGATGTTGTGTGCGATCCGCGATCGAGTTCGTCAGACAGAATACGGTCCACTCTGGACACGCACGCAGGAGTTGAAGGGTCGTGTTCGCATAGCACGTATTCCCCATGTTCTGGATACCGACCACGCCCTTCCAGTCGGGTGGGCCATCGGGCGGTGACTGTGGCTGCTGTCCTTGCTCCATCTTCTGACCGTCGAGAGAAAGAGGGCTTAAGCTGCGAGAGAGGGAACAGCGGCACAGACGGCCGATGTTTCCGTATCCGAGCGTGTTACTCAACGAGCTTCATCAGCATTTCCCAGAACTCCTCTACCGTGCGGAACGATTCCAAACGGTACAAGACGTCTTACGATATGTGATTGATGTGGCGCAACAGAGTCCCTACGAACGAGCCTTTCGACAGTACCATGATGTCGCTGCGGCTCCTCGGGAAGAAGAAAAGGCACCGCCGCTAGGACAGTCGCAACAGCAACAGCAAGGGCAGCAACCGCAAGATCAAGCGAGAGAACAGGAGAGAGAACAGGAGAGAGATCAAGAGCATCCACATCCATTACTCGTCGCTCTTGGTGCAGCCTCGCAACGCTCCCTCGCCGATGAACTTCTCCACATGATGGCACGACCTCGACCCCGTAGGATCGTTATCCCCTATTCTCTCTTTTCGGGAATCTTGCCCGATGGACAAGAGGAGAAGGTCACCGAGCAGCAACTCGCCGAAAACACCTACGTCTATCGCTCTGAAGTGGCGTACCAAGACAATTGTGCCATTTGTCAAGAGGCCATGCTCGCCGGACAAGAGACGCGGACCATCCTCGCCTGTAGTCACTGCTTTCATCGGGAGTGCGTTGATCGATGGTTTGAAGGACATGCGCGCTGTCCGACGTGTCGAAGGGACGTGCGGGAAGCTTCGTAAGAAGCGCACACGCCGATATATCTCGCCCGTAGGGCGAGATACGTGCGGGAGCCCGCGTAAGCGGGCGATCGCCGAAAGATTTCACTGGCGTTCGCCAGTGAAATGCGTGCGGGAGCCGTAAAGGAGCCGTAAGGGAGCCCTAAGCCCCCAATTGGCTCAAATCTTCCGGTAATTCGACGATGTGCGTCGAGTAATGCTCCTCCAGCTCCTTCATCGCTATCTTCTCTTCGGGTGTCACCAAGTTGATGGCCACGCCCTTCTTGCCATAGCGTCCCGTACGACCAATACGGTGAACATAGTTCTCGCGCTGATGGGGAAGCTCGTAATTGATCACCAGTGACACCTGTTGGACATCAATGCCACGCGCGAGGAGATCCGTGCTGATCAGAACGCGCACACGACCCGCACGAAAGTCATCCATGCGCGCCTTGCGCTCCGCGACCTCCATCTCTCCATGAATGTACTCCAGCGTAAACCCCTGTGTCGCGAGCTGCTTCGCCAACCATTCGGCTTTTTGGCGCTTATTGACGTAAATTAGCGCCTGATTGACCGTGACCTGTTGATAGAGATCGAGGAGAACGGGGAACTTCCAGTCTTCGCGCTCCAGGTCGACATAGTACTGCTTGATACCGTCGAGGGTGACCTCATCCGGAGGGAGGAGAATGCGTACAGGGTCGCTCAGGTAGCGCTCGGCGAGTTCGAGAACATGCTCGGGCATGGTCGCCGAGAAGAGCGCGAGGCGAGTGCTCGGCGGAAAAGGTTGGTTCAGAATCGCCTTGATTTGGTCCACAAACAGGTCCTCAAGCATCTGGTCCGCCTCATCCAGAATCAAGTAGCGCATGTCGCCTAAACGGAGCTCTCCGCGGCGGATCAAGTCATCCACACGACCAGGTGTCCCTACAATGAACTGGGCACCCTCTCGCAGCGCCTGGATATCCGAACGCAGATTCCCTCCGCCCGTTGCCGACAACACGCGCAGATTCATGTACTGACCAATGGCACGCGCCACGCGCTCCGTCTGCTGGGAGAGCTCACGCGTCGGGCACAGGACTAAGACCTGTGGGGCAAGTATCGCAGGATCCACGGAGCTCAGCGATCCAATCGTAAACGCTCCCGTCTTTCCCGTTCCCGACTGGGCTTGGGCAAGGATGTCATGGCGCTCACGCATTGGGACAATCGCGCTCTGTTGGATCTTGGAGGGTTGTTCAAACCCATAAGTATAGATTCCACGGGTAAGGGAATCGTCGAGACCCATCTCGTCAAAGGATTCATAGGGTTGCGGATCCATTGTTATGGTGGCCATAGGCTCGGGGGCTTTAGATTCGGATGGTGCCGGATGGGGATAAAAATCGATGGATGTGGTGGGTGTGGCAGGTGTGTAGAGAAGAACAGGGTGCTTAAAAGCGCAAGATACCAGTAGAGGGAGCAAATGGATCCATACGAAGAAGAGGAGGAAGTAGACTGGGAGGAAGCCTACGACGAGGAGCTCGAAGAGGAGGAGGTCGCGGCGGAGGTGAAGCCCGAGCTGAAGAAGCTTTATCAGCAGCATCCAGAATGTCAACTCGAGTACGTGGAACAAGTCCAACCGAAGCTTGATCTCGCCGTACGACCCTCAATGGGCGCTGCCGTGGACCCGAATCATCGCACGTATCCCTTCCTGACTCAATACGAGCGCACGAAGATCATTGGCTTGCGGGCCAATCAGCTCAGCAAAGGTGCGGTGCCTCTCATCGCCGTTCCAAAGCATGTGACCGATGTCCGAGAGATCGCGCGCATGGAGCTCGCTCAGAAGCGCCTGCCGTTCATCATTAAACGACCACTCCCCAATGGAACGTACGAGTATTGGCGTTTGTCTGATTTACTGGTGTTCGAATAACTTCGGTGAATGCACGGCGTTTCGCCTTTTTTAGGTGGTTGTTCCATTCATACAAGATCGAGCGGCCCATCGGCAGGTTCGTCGGCTTGGTCGCAGGTAACGTCGGCCACATTCCTACTCTGGGAGGGGACTTAAAGGGTCCGAGAAGGTGGAGAGCGCAAGGGCCGCCCTCGAATGGATCAAGATTGGGTGACCGTCGTGCTCAAGCGTCGTGCTCCCGCACAGCCTGCCGTGGCTTCCTCCGCGGGTCGAAGTCGTGCCGCGGTGGTCGATGGCATGGATTACAGTGAAGCGCCAAAGAAGCGTGTCATGTCCGAGTCTCTTCAGGAGCTCATTCGTTGTCGGATGGAGCGCAAGCTGACGCAGGACAAGGCGGATCAGCTCTGTCACTTTCCGCGGCATACCATCAAGGGTATCGAGTCACGTCGACTCCTGCCCTCGACCGCCCAGCAACAGGCCATTCAGAAGCATTTTGGTGTACAGCTTAAGATCGAGATCGCGTAAAGGGTCTTAGTCAGATGCTCTCCTACTTTCAAACCACTCCGCATCTCTTATTGTATCGAGTCACGCCCCTATGGTGTAAGCTCTCGCCGCTCCCGCCGTTGAAGCATGTGACGACGCTAACGCTTCTTCAGTGTGATCCGACGGCGGTTGGTATGTTCCTTCGGCCCGAGGTCTTTCCGTCTCTCGGGCGGGTGGAGTATTTGTCGGCTGCTCCCACCTCGTGCGACCTTCATCGGCGCTTTACCGGTGCGCGCTGGGTCTTCCCCGATCTCGAGGGTGCCGAATACCCGTTCTATGATCGAATGATCGAAGCGGGATGGGGACAACGGGAACGCCTGATTGAAAACATGCTTGTGGGGGAAAAGCGCATCGGTGGCGTGCCGTGGTTTGATGTCTACGCACCGGGTTGGGGATTTGTACGAGGCGAGTGGTATGTTGGACAACAAGCGATGTGGATGGCGAAAAAAAGGAAGAGTGTGGGCGTGTGTGCTTTGCCCTCTGTTCCACCGGATCGGGCGGTGATCCACTCCACATGGCTCTTTCGGTCTCCGTGGGTGCTCCAGCGAGCCTATCGAGAGACCGTTCTCGGAATGTCCTCCTGCGCTTAACCGCCCTGACGCCACTCCTTGCCACAGTTCAGGCACGTGATGAAGATGGTCATGGGCTCGTCCGCCGAGCGCGTTTGCAGCTCATAATACGTACATTCCCTCTTCTGGCAACGGCGGCAACGGAACTGATCGGTCGCGCGGCTTTTATTGCCTTCCAGGATCTTTTGTTCACGCTGAACGAGCTTATCTTTCAGCATGAACCAGTTTTCAGGATACATTTCATAGGGTGTCATACTGGGTAGAGCAGAGAGCGGAAACTCTCCGTCCTGAATGCGTCGAAGCAAGCGCGGGTTGTTCACAGGAGACTGGGGGTGAAGATTGCTTAGAACGGTGCGGAGGTTCTGGCGATACGCTTCACAGAATAGGGGCGACTTCCAGTTCAATGGCAAGTAGGTCTTTTGGGCCGTATCGAACGTAACCTCGAAGATAGCACGCTCGAGGGCTTGAATCTCGGACTCGGGGAAGAGCGGAGCGAGAAAGTCGAGGCTACGGAGGCAAAGGACGCGGAGTGGCTGATCCGCTGCGGCTTCCTCTCGCGTGATCTCGGGCTTCAGTGCGGCAGCTTCCGCGGCGGCTCGACCTGGTGCGGTGACTCGACGGCGTCGGACTGGTTCCGGCTCAGGCTCAGGCTCGGGCTCCTCATCGAACTCGACCATGTCTTCATCCTCCTTTTCCTCGTCGACCTCTTCCTCTTCCTCTTCCTCTTCCTTCTCCTTGTCTTCGTCGTCCTTCTCTTCATCCTTCTCCTCGTCTTCCTCGTCATCGTCGTCCTTTTCATCCCCATCTGCCATCTGTTGATAGAACGTCTCCCATTGATCCACTGTATAGGGTAGCGGTTGCGTCCATTCCCCGAGATGCGTCACGACGAGGGCGTCACCATAGAGCGTATCCGTATGGGGAAAGGGTAACTGAATCTTGGACTCTGTACCCTTCTTACCCTTCTTGTATCCAAAGATAGTTAGTGTGCGATCACGGTACGTATAGTTGGCAACCGCCTCCGGCTGTTCTTTGCGCTTCATGTACTTTTGAAGTACGTCGAGAGAAAGCTCCTTCTCCGCGGACAATGTAAGCTGCGCCTTTCGCGCCTCGCCTTTGGAGGAGAGTAAGACGGTGGAGACTGTGGACGGCATTTGTAGGGGGATTCGTGTGCAGGGCTTAGGCTGGATGGTGGATCAATTTTATTCGCCCGCAGGGCGGTAGACACGGACCGCCGATTTTCACGATCCCAAAAAGAATGTACTCTGTGTTCTCCTTCGTTGCGCTTCTCTTGATTGGGTTCGTCATCTACTCTCTGGTCCGCGATCGTCTCTTTGATTCCGTCGACATGGAGCCCTTTCAGGCGTTTGCTCCCGCACCCGCACCCGCACCCGCACCCGCACCCATCATCGTCCGTGAAGCCCCCGTGTACCCCGAGCGCACCATCACGCCCTCCGGTCCCTCCGTACCCAATCAAGCCAGTGAACAAGGGGAGACATACTATCCGCCCCCCACCGCCGTCGATCCCTCGGCCGGCGCCCAAGAGAGCTCCGCCATCCCCGAAACGCTTCGCCATCCTGAACGCGCCTACCGACCCGCCCCCGCCAATCAACATGTCTCCATCGCGGAACAAGCCGGTTTGGCGTCCGGTCGCGCCGAAGGGCCCGCCATGAGCACCGAGATGATTCAGAACGGGGGCGAGTTCATGGCAGGTGTGTTCGCCAACGACGGGTTTGACACTTCCACCTTCTCGGCATTCTAAACCACTTAAAGCCGCCAGGTACTCGAGGGGTCAGACACGCGAATGCTTGCCCATTGTGACGATCGCTTAACGGACAAGAATACGGTCCATTCGTATGTAGAGGTCTACGAATCTCTCTTTTCCGCCAAGCGGGAAACGGCGCGCACGGTCCTCGAGATCGGTATCGGGCCCTACATGCCCAATGGTGGAAGCCTCTTGATGTGGGCGGGCTACTTCCAGCAGGCGGAGATTCACGGTGTCGATATCATCCCCATGGAGAAGGTCAACCCCGTCCTCGTCCCCCATCCGCGCATCCATCTTCACACCGCCAACAATGCATACGACCAAGCGTTCTTTGTCAATACGTTCCTGAGCAAGGGGAAGCGCTTCGACATCTTGGTCGACGATGGGCCGCACACGCTCGAGAGCATGGTGACGTTTGTCCGTCTCTATTCACAGATCATGAAGGACGACGGTATTTTAGTGGTGGAGGATGTCCAGGCTATCGAGTGGTGTGATACACTGCGCGCGAACACGCCCGATGCGCTCCGACCGTTTGTGCGCGTCATCGATCGTCGAGCGGTCAAGGGACGCTGGGACGATATCCTCTTCGTCATTGATTGCTCCCAGAGCCGTTAGGTGGGGGAGGGACACAGTCTAAGGACGGTGGGCGTTTGGTGAACACAGACGAAGCCATGTCGCTGTTGGAAGAACAAGAAGAGCATCGAAACCGAGTTCGAAAGACGTCTCGGTTTGGACGCATCTCGGCGGACCATCGAACCGCTATCGAGGGTCTGGGGCGACGCTTTCCCTTTCTTCGCGAGCGCCTCGAGATTCACATGCCTTATCATCGGGCGCGTGGGGCGTTTGAGCGTGGTACACTCTGGGTATGGCCGAAGTTTGACAAGCGTCCCGTGGCGTTCTTGGTCTTCTTGGAAGGGTGGCCGCCGTGCGTCTGGTGGCCCGATCGTCAGGAGGGCTTGACCTTCCGATGGTCTCTACCGCCTCTGTTCTTCTCCGAGGGGCCCACCGTGTGTCTCGCCAATCTTCTTCCAAGCGAGTCGGTTCTCCAGGTCGAAGACGTATTGATTCATCGTGGGGTGGTATGGTGGCAAACGGCTACGTTTTCGGAACGCTGGGGCGTCTTGCGAGACTTCTGGTCCACTCTGCCCGTCGATGCGACAGTACTCGGTGTCACTCCGCGTCTGGTGGAGCCGATTGCGCTCGGTGATTGGCCGGATCGCTATGATTTTGCCATTTACTGGATCATTCAGCCCGATCACGCAGGGCAACCTCGATGGTACTGGAAAGATGTGGTGACGCCGCATGCGTGTCCGACGTATGTTGCTCCCCAGTTGAAGCGAAACGCGGAAGTGCTAGGGATGTTATGCGCCGAGTGCCGACCGTACTCGGGTGGCTTACCGGATGTGTACACGCTGTGGAGTCAAGAGGGAGAGGAGTTAGGGGTGGCGTCCATTGCGACGCTGGAGATCTCCCAGGCGCTCCGTGGAGTAGGACGATGTGCGGTGGAAGTACGATGGTCGGAGGGCTTTCAAAAGTACCAGGTGGCGCGCATCCTTCCCGAGGGGACACCGGTCAGTACCGCTTCCTTCTTCCATCACCGAACTTCTTCCACTTAACTAGATCATGTCCCGTAGTCGCAGTCGCAGTCGTCGCAGTCGTCGCAGTCGCGGCGGAGGTTTTGCCACTGGACCCTCTTACGTCTCTGCGGGAAATCTGGAAATCTCGGGCAATCGCTCGGCAGGGCCGGACTGCTTGGCCGCGTCTCGCCCGATGGTGTCCGCGGCGGGCTATGGAGGTCTGCCCGGTATGCGCGGTGGACAAAGGAAGCGGCGTGGTATCCACGGTGGAAGATACGGCTTCTCCCTGTCCGACAGTGTTCTCGACGCCAGCCGTGGCATCGTCGGCGGCATCCCACAAGCCGTTCGTATTCCCTGCGAGGCGTCGCGCTCGATGGCCGGTGGTGCGTTCCCTTCCATTGATGTGGGGCGTGCAGCGGATGCCATGGCCTATCATACTCCTACGGCAGGTTATGGCAATGAAATGACAAAGGGCGGTAACGTTCCCTTGATGATTCAGGCGCCGTATGCGGCGAAGGCCTGTGTGGGGGGTCGTCGGAGTCGCAAGAGTCGCAAGGGCAAGGGCAAGAGTCGCAAGGGCAAGAGTCACAAGCACTAAAGAGTGAGATTGACCTTTACCCACTCCCGAATGGTCGCCGTCGTCTTGTGAAGCATCAGGTTCATCCCCTCCATCATGTACATCCGGTTGAGCTCGTTCTCCTCTTTCCGGATCAGCTGAAGGGCGGGGTAGATCATCTCCAACATCAGAGGCTCGTAGATCTCTACGATCTTTTCAAAGACCTCGTCGATGTTGATGCGACCCTTCTCCGACTCGATCAGCTCGTCGGCCATCACGCGCTCGTTATTGCTCTCCAGTAAATTCTTATACATCTGGATTACGTGAATGACCGTGTTGGAATCCGAGGAGCTGTAGGTCTTAAAGAGCTGGTTCAAGCCCTCCTGTGCCATCTCGGTCACCAACTCGTAGAGGGCGGGCGTCATCGGGCTTGCCTTGTTCACCTGAGGCGGGTACCATTTCAGGTAGCGCTTAATCACCCCATAAAGGAAATACACATCGTCCTTCTTGTCCGCGTGATACCATCTCGCAATGGGCTGGTACAACGTCGGATGCTGTAAAAAGAGGATGTTCTCCTGAATGCGCAGCTTGGTCCCGAGGGGACAGACACTGAGCAGCGCCAGCTGAATCATCGCCTGAAGGGGCTCTAGAATCATATCCACCTTGTCTTTGGTCTTTGCGCTCGTCAGCGACTGATACAGCGACGAAAGAGAAGGTGGCGTTTTGAAAGGGAGGTAGGAGGCCATTTCTTCTTTGAGAGAGAAGAACGCGAAGAACACTTTACGCTCTTAGGCATACGTAGCACGCTCTGCGTTCCATTCGGCTTGGATTTCACCGACGGAGCGCGCACCCGAATAGACACGGAGGACCGCAAGCTGTGCATTCATGCCATATGAACCATCTGTAAACGTTCCGATTCGAAAGGTCGGGTTGTTCGTGCCAATGGAGGGCACCGTGCGATTGTCCGAATAGGTTGCGGTGTCCACGGGCTCGCCGTTTCGCAAGAAGAACACGAGTTGATTCACGACATCTACGATATACGCCACATGCTGCCATTCGTCAAAGATGATTGTACCGGGTATGGATGCATCCGCGCCGCCGGTTGAGCCATTACCCGCCTCCAGAAGCATCGTGCGATTGGTTGAATTCCAGTTGTTCCATCCGATCTTAAAGCCCGAGGGAGCCACATTCGCGCCCACGTTCGCGATCAGGCCGTTGATGGAGGCGCGATTACGAGGATACACCCACGCGGTCACCGTGAATGCGCTTCCAAAGTCGTACCCTCCGAACTGGATCGAGTCCGTTCCCGCAAAATCAAAGACGGTGCGCGCGAGGTTCGTACCCTGGATCGCATCCACGCCCGCCGTTTTTGTTCCCGTGACAACACCCGCTGCACCGACATTTAGCACAGCGGAGCCTCCTGAGTAACTGGCGGGATCATTCGGATCGTACGCAAGCGCCGCCGTCGGGACGGTAGCAACTTGGGGCGTCACCGTGAGCGCATTCGACGCCGCGCTCGTTCCTCCCGCGGATAAGGCGCGCAAGCGGACCGTATAGAGCTGGTTGTTCGTCAGGCCGGAAAGCTTGATCGGTGTCAGGGCATCGGCGGGATCGAGAGTCAGCCATGTCACGTCATCGAAGGTATATTCGTAGTTTGTAATCGGCGCGTCGGAAGCGCCAGCGGTGAAATAAACATAGGCCGCAGCGTCTGCGGAGAGGACCGTGAGGAGTGTCGGAGCTGCAGGGGGAGTGAACGGGGAAACGGGCGTTTCCGTCAACGCGTTAGAGAGCGCACTCGGACCATACGCATTCCAGATACGAAGTCGAACTGTATACGTCTGGTTATTGGTTAGTGCGGTGATGGTCTGCGGTGAGGTGGTACCAGGGAAGGGAAGGAAGGTCACACCGTTCAAGGTATATTTGAGACGCGTAAAGCCCTCTGGAGTCGGCGGGATAGCCAAAAAAAAGACCGTCAGCGATTCATCGCCGGCGGTCAGAGACTGGAGGAGGGGGGGCGCAGGAAGCAGGGAGGGCGGAGGATCCACAAGAGGCAGCCCGAAGAGCCCACCCACTTGCTCCGTTATGGTGCCACCGAGCAGACCCTTTTGATAGGTTGTCATCGTGCCCTCCTGGTAGAGGGTAGCCATGGATGCGTTGCCATTGGCGGTTTGAGGATTGGAAAGGATGAGGTTGCCCCTTGAGCGCTGTTGATACTGGTAACGTGCGTGATTGCGGCTCTGAAGGCGGTCTGTGATCACTCTCGAGTCAAAGTTACGGGTCGACATCCGCCGTGTGCTGTTTCCTGCGGAGTTTTAAAACCGGATGAGGCACGGGACTTCCTCTTTCTCGTCGTCCGAGTCCGATGCGCTTGATGCCTCTGATGCCTCTGATGCGCTCTGTGCCACTTCCTTGTCCTTCCCACGACCCATGTGCTGCATCGTGTACTGACACTTCTTGTAGAATCGTTGACGCGTCCACCAACGGCGTTTGTGGCAATCATGGGAGTCGATGATGTCGATGATGTGCGGCGCGACCTTGCGTTCTTCGATGCGTTCGCGAAAGATGCGACCCGTTGACTGCTCGACGTTCTTACGGGGCGTGGCGAGCACAACGGTGTTTAAGCGCTTGACGGAGAACGCTTCCGATGCCATTTGGTACGTGGCCAAGAGCAGGCGACACGTCTCTGCATTCTTGTCGAGTTGGGCCTGTTTCATCCCGCCCACATAGTAACCGACCGTGAAGCCGGCGACAGGGGGCGCTTGCGTCAGCTGTTCATAGAACCAGTCCAGCTGTGAAATACGATCACTGAGAAGCAAGAGGAAGCGCCGCGGGTCGGTGGCGTATTCGGAGACGAGGGCCATGATCCGGCGATTACGAGGCTCGAAATCGGCCACCTGGTTCAGGAGTTTCGCCGTTACGGTCTCTCCACGGTAGTTCGTCGGGATTTCCTTGTACGCGGGATCCTCCGAAGTAAACCACACCGCTCGTACCACGGCTTCGCGATCCGGATCACGTTCCGTCTTCTTGATCACCGGCTCGCCGAGGTACGCTTCAAAGACACGCGTCAGACCATCCTCTCGATCAGGTGTGGCGGACAACCCGAGCATGGCACGCGTCTGGACACGCTGGAGCGCTCGACAGAAGTACGACGCGCCGAGATGGTGGCACTCGTCGAAGATGGTAAAGCCGTAGTCTTCGAAGAAGTCGTCCGGGAACTCTCGGCGACACAGCGTCTGGATCATCGCGATGGTGACATCGAACTCGGCACCCGTCTCCACCTTGTTGGCCTGTAAGATCCCCACGCGCGCACCCTGGAGAAAGCGACCAATCTCCGCCTTCCACTGGTTCATGAGGAACTCCTTGTCCACGAGGATCAAGAAACGACGACCGTAGAGGAACGCAATGCGCAGCGCCATGAAGGTCTTACCGTAACCACAAGGGACGCAGATCAGGCCATTGGGGTCCTTTAGGTAGTGATCGATGATGTCGCGTTGAAAGTCGTGGGGCTGATAGGCGTCGTTCCAGGTCAGGGTCGGAGGGAGAGCGAGGCCCTCGGAGACAAGTGTCGCTTCCGGCGGTCCATACGCTTTGATTCCCCAGTGTCGTGGGACATAATAGCGCTGCTTGGACTCGGCAAAGATGGGGAAGGAGGTGACGGTCTTCTGAAACTTGTCCATCACCTTCGGGGCTACGGTTAGCGCTTTACGGAGTTCGGCGATCTGTTGCGGGGTAAGCGCCGCCTTCTTGATCGCGTAGCCTTTGGCGGTTAAGACACGGTCAAGCGTAGCGGGCGTAGCGGGCGTAGCGGGCGTAGCGGGTGCGGCGGCTGTGGCTGTGACGGGCGTAGCGGGCGTAGCGGCTGTTGTGGCTGTGGCAGACATGTTGAGAGTAGGTAGGGCAGTCAGAAGAGATATCGTAATGCGGCTTTATGCTGCGTGGTAGACATCAATTTTATGGGGGGAAAGGAGTAGAGATGCGCCCTACCGAACTCCCTTACGTTCTCCTGTTCAGCGCCCTCGCCGTTTGCGCGCCCTTCCTCCCCACCCTCGCCCTTCAGACCCTTGATACGCTTCCCCTCCGTGTGGGCGTCGCCGTCTTACTACTGTATTTGACCACCGTGGGAGAGATGGCGACCGTATTCGGCTTCGTAGGCGTAGGTCTGCTGTACATGGAACGCAATCGGCGCAAGGTCGCGGGGGCGCTGACCGAATGGTCAGCCTTGGCCGTAACGGAATCGACTCCCGCACCCGTCGCCATCGCCCACGCTCCGCAAACCACCGTACCCGTCGCACCCTTCGACGTCCCCGAAGAACACGAAGTAGAGTACCAGCCTCTTGAAGAGCCAATGGATATCTCCGTCTTTGAACCGGTAGCGCCCTCCATTAACGAAAAAGTGGTTCTGGCGTCGAGTCATCCTGTCAGTCATGTCGCGTCCACGTCCACGGCGAGCCTGGCGAGCATCTATGAACAACTCGGATTCGGACACGTCGCAGGTGTGGAGACAGTGGGCCACTAAGCCGGTTAGAGCTGTACCTCCTTCTCGGACAGGGTTCGATCCACCCAGAGGGCTTTGGCAACGTCTGCCACCATCACGTTCTTGTCCAAATCAAGCCCTTCGTCGCGCCACTTTGGTCGCGTAGTGGTCAAATAGTATTCCAACGACTTGCGAGTGTATGCGGTTCGAAGCATTCCCGAGGCGTCAACAAACTGGATAGCGATCAGGGGCGGGCTACGCGCCTCAATGCGTTTAACGCAGTGCGTACCGAAGCAGGGGGCTTCCTCCAGTTGTCGCTGGAGTTCACAACTGTCTTTCTTGGTCAAGTTCTCTTCAAGAGTCGCATACCATTGACAAGTGGGCTGCGTAGCGTGGGCGGGTCCCGTCATCTCCGCATTCAGCGCTCCCGCGGTACATCCCTTTTTCTTCTCGCTCTTGTTCTCGAAATAGGAGGGCATGCTCGGAGGACACTGGGCACCCTTCGACTGGTATTCCTTTTGAAGTAGTGTCGCACAGTTCGGCAGACCCGGCTCCCCGTCACCCGTCATGGTACACTGGACAGCGCCGAGACAGCGTGAACCAGCGATGGAACCATTGCAACACGCAGTACGCCCGTCGGTCAAGTAGAATGTCTTCATGTCCGAGGGACAGGCGGACAGGGCGATGTCTTCTGTGCCTTGTGCGCTCTGTGTCATATCCTCGAAATTGTCACGCTTTGGAGGGTTCGCCATGCCAAAGAGAATCCAGAGGATCAGGGCCAAGAGAATCACCAACAATGCCGCAAGTTCCAGCATTCTGCTTAGGAGGGACGATTAAAGATCATCCGGAAACCTCGATAAGCGACATACAATAGAAGAAGTCCACCGATGCTCCCTGCGACAATGCCTTCTACTCCTCCCGTGTCTGCTCCTGCTCCTGCTGCCCCTGCTGGTGCTGCCGTCGCCTCCTTTGCCGCCTTCTGCGCCGTTAGCACTTCGTCCAGCGTGACCATATCACCCTTTAAGTGCGCATTGGGATGGAAGGGCATACATTTGTACTGCTTGGTGGATCGCGGGGCACAGGAGGGGTCGTCGGATGCGCCTGATGCGCCTGATGCGCCTGATGCGCCTGCTGCTCCTGATGCGCCTGATGCGGCCGGCAGTCGAGGAAAATACTCCAGACGTTCGAACTCCTGCGTACAGGTCGAGACGGTCGTCGCATAGAGTTCACCCTCCGCGGATACCTGTGATGGTCGCTTCTCTCCGCTCTCCAGTCGATACCGCAGCAATGTGGGTCGATTCCCTCGAAGGAGGGCGGGGAGTCGATACGGAGGGAGGGTTCCACCGGCTCGTAAGACAAGATTCTGATATGTGGCGGGACGGAGTCGAATCCCTTTCGGGAAGACAACGACGCGGAGCGAAAGCGTTTCAGGGGCGGCGGTGGGCGTGGTCAACGTCTCCACACAGGTCGGATAGGAAAAGAGGGCATGTGTCGTCGTACCGTCGGCTCGGTAGAACAAACGCTCGAGACCGATGGCTGTCGCCGTCGCAGTGGATCCTCCCTTTATGGCACACGCCGCTGCTTCGCGTCGGATCTTTCCCGAAATGGTATCATCGCCCGTCGGCAGAAGGTTGGGCACACTATGCTTGATGTGACACGTACCCTTCTGAAAGGTGTAGGCGAGACACTGGGTATCATCGCAGCATGCTTTAACGCACTTGCGAAGAGAGCTGTCTTGTAAGGTAGCAGCGTCCTTTCCTTCATATACCTTCCCCACCTGGTTCTCGTAACCGCACTTCAGGTCGTCGTCATTTACGATTTGATCGAGATACTCGTCGTACTGGGGCGTGGAGGATTCATATACCGCAAAACAGAGAAGAAGTGCGGATTCAGCACCTTCGGAGCGGGCGGTAGGAGTAGGAGTGTATGTTAAGACGAGCTCCGCGACGGGCTCTGCGGTCTCTCCTGGCAATTTGTAGCCCTTGTGAAGCGGCGAAGCCAGTTGGATGCTTAGAAGATCGTAACGCTTGTTCATGTAATAGGCCGTGTTTTCTACTCCCTCTTCAATGGTCGCGCCGATCATGCTCGGTGGAGTCGTCCGCGGCTTGAAACGGAAGCGTAGAGGGTGATAGTGTTTCTGAGTGATCGCCTCGAGCTCGGAGGGCTGAATTGGCCCCGCAAGATGAACCACGCCGGATAAGGAATCAGCGGAGCAAAACATCTATCTAGTGGAGGGCCTTTTTTGGGGGACGCGGGGTCCACGGAGGGGCGACAGCGCCGCTCTAGGCGCCTAGAGCGGAGGCAACATCTCCTTAAACGACGTCTCCAGATAGCGCACCCCGCGATAGCCGAGCGAAGAGAGTTCCTGGGCAGCCCGTGCTGCCCGACCATCTCCCGGTTGGGAATACACCAAAATGGCGGTAGGTGGGGGCGGGGCCGACGGAGAGACACCGAGCAAGTACGGAACCTCGGTCGCAATACGCTCGAACTCGACCGGTATGGCGTTGGGATAAAATCCGTCCTCTTCGCGTTCCGCGGGGCTGCGCAGATCGAGGATGATACCGAAGCGTTGTCGTCGGGCTTGGGTGGGATCGATGGCTAATGCGGGCTGAAACCAAGAGGGGAGCGTCGCATACGCTGTTACGGCGAGCGCGAGGAGGACGAGGATCAAAGTAACACGCATGTCTAGTATCCTGGGAGATATTTGGGACCATCGAAGCGATAGATCTCCGTCTCTCCCTCCTTCTGTAAGCCACGAACGCGTACACGGTCACCCGTCGATACCTCGGGACATCCCACGTCATCCATACAGTCTCGACGCTGGATCTGAATCGGGAGCGGGATTGGATTGTAGGTGTCGGTGCGTGTATAGTAATTCCAGCGATCGGTGCTACCGGCGGTTCGGCGTCCATAGAGAGGAAGCATTTGGTTGTCGACCTTGATCAACCCCACGGACTGGAACGTCTCGGGAAGGCCCTGGGTGGGCTGGTTGAACGGGAGGGCGGACAACCCCCCGCGGGGCGGGAACTCGGGTGGCGCACGCCAATCCCTTAACGGCTGTGGAGCATGTTGGTATCTCGAGTCCCCTCCCTGGACATTAACCACAGTGGAGGGATGGGGAGAGGGAAGGGGAGAGGGAGAGGCAGGAGAGGGAACGGCGACGATGCGCGGGAACAACCATGCGCCCAGGAAGAACATGGCGGAGACCGCTAGCAGCGCGACAAGGGTATGGGTCAAACCGGTGGAGAGACATACGGCACCTGGTGGGCAACGTGAAGGCATCGGAGGTGATCTATCCCATCGCCAGGTAAAAATGGATGAGGGCGAGGGTTGGTATCTGTCTGTGAGTTCTTCTGCGTCATGGAAGAGGTTGAAATCATTGTTCGTTGGATGTCTGGAGAGTCTACCACCGTGATGGTGGAGGCGAATAGTGGATGGTGGAGCGCCAAACGCAAAGTGATTGTGGAGCGCGGTCTCGAGATATCACCGCATTTCTTGCGCTTGATGCGGCCCACAGAAGACGGTGAATGGACAGAAGTATGTGGCGCGGTGGTGGCGGGTGTGTATGATGGCGTGGTGATGAGCCGACGCGACGAGCGCATTGAGTTCATCTACTGTCGCGAGGATGCGACGCTATGGCGCTTCGAATGGTCGGAGGATGGCTATCGAAAGGTGGAGCTTGTCATGTCTCTTTACGATCTCGAGAGCGGCGCGAAAGGCTATGTGACCCAGTGGGTCTATTCCCAGGCCAAGAAGGCGGGAGAAGCGATTCCATGGGGAACCATCGAATCGATTCTTGAACATCGCAGGGTGCCTGATACCGCACGGTCGGCCCTCTTACAGCTTGTGGTAGAAGGGAACATTTAGATTTAAAGCAGGATACAGCGACAGGAAGTTCGCTGTTCATCGCGCTCTTGCGCTTTTTGTTTCTGTTTGACCTCGTGAATCCGTTCCGCCACATAGACACTATAGGAATGTATCACTATATAGCTATGAGGGTAGGCTTCGTAGAATCGATGGAGCGTGTTCATAATTATGAGGTGTTTGTTGTAGTGATGCTTGTACAGAGGATCCGCTGTAAGATGATCTACCAGATCATGAATGATGCGATAGATGTCACGGATGTCGTCTTTGGCGTAGCGATGTCCGAGTTGTAGAAGAAGACGATGAACCGCATCCGCCTCTGACTCTGTCGGTCGTGTCTGAGAGAGTGGGCGATAGCGCGTCATTTCTTTGGGTCGAGAGATTACAAGGGATGCCCCTTGCGGGTCGCAAGCATTACGCTCCTACTGAGCTCCACTGTTGCTCCCCTTGCGGGTCGCAAGCATTACGCTCCTACTGAGCTCCACTGTTGCTCCCCTTGCGGGTCGCAAGCATTACGCTCCTACTGAGCTCCATTAAACATGCCCGAAAACGTCTGGAGCAACTCCTTTCCATCCGCCAACACCGGCCGCATCTGCGTCAGCATATTCATCAGGCCCTTCTGCGTCTCCAGCAACTTCTTGGTATCTGCCGTCATGGCCGAGATGGTATTTGGATCCAGTGAATTGACCGCTTTCATCACCGTCTGACCGACATCGAGGAGTGGACCCTCTTTGTGCTCCGAAGGCATCTTACCGATCTTAAAGAGCTCATTGGTCGCGGACTGAAACTCCTCCTTTTCGATGCGTTTGGGATCTTTGGCGTCCTTGTCTTTCGCTGCGGTCACCTCTGCAATCTCGGGCGCGACAGCATCGACTGGCTTGGCAGGGGCTTGGGAGGAATTTGACGACGCTCCTTCCTTCGGTGCATCGGGCTGAACATCCTCAAACCCTTCAATGGCCGCCGAATACACACCTTGTGGTCCTTGGAGAGCGGCGACACGCTTGACGATCTGGTTGGGTTGGTTGGGCTGGGCCTGGGCTTCGAAACCTCCCTTGGCTGGGCTGGCCTGGAAGCCTTCAAAGCGCACAAGGTATTTCTTCAGAACGGTGGTATAGAGGAGTGCGACGAGAATGGTCATGGCAGCTACGAGCTCAAAGGGCTCGACAAAGGCGAGAAGGAGAAGACCGATGGCCGCAGAGAAAAGGAGACCGGTTAGACCGGAATACAAGAGCGTGTGAAGACCTGCCAGTGCCAGGAGGGCGAGGGAGAGTGCACACGTGTAGTCCTCGAGCTTCATACTATCTGGTTACTAGATTAGATCAGTAGCGGCAAGACGATCTTTTGAAGGAACCAAAAGAGCGCGCCACCTACCGCCGCCTTGACGAGCAACCCCACCGTAGTCAAATCCCCACCGATGCGGAGAAGAGAAGGGAGATAATAGCCCAGAAGAACATGAAAGGCGGGGAGACTGACGATAAGGACAATCAGAGCGACCAAGATCGGCTGCTTGACTTGTTGGACGATGTCGGGCCACACGGAGGCGGCAGGAAGGAGGGGCGGCTGTGGATAGTATCCGTGTCCGAACTGTGGTGCCTGATGCGCCGGATGTGTTGGATGGAGCACATTCGCAAAGTCGGCGGCGGTCGGATAGTCCTTACCGATCAAGTGCGCCGTGGGACCCGCAGGATCGAGGTTGTGCGGATAAACAGTATTTGGATTCGGTGCGCTCTGAATGCGCTGACCATTGTGCGCGGGCGGAGGAGGCGCTTGTTGTCCCATCACCGGATTTCCCGCGCTTGGTACATTCATATCTGCTAGAATGCGATTGACTAGGTCATTGTCGTTATTAAAGACCGGAGGCTTATCGCTCAGATCACTCAGAAGCGTTCCCGCAGTGGCCATCTCTGAAGGGTGTCAGAAATCCTGCGGAGTTCTTAGACCGCGGCATGAGGTGGATCCGAAGGGTCCTTAGACCGCGGCACGCGGTGGACGTCGAGCAAACTCGCTCTGAAACGCCTCGATGGCTCCTGTGGCAGGACACTGGACGACCTTCGTTTGAAACGAATAGCACTTATCCGCCAACCGATAAACGAACTTGTCAAAGTCCTTCTCCGCTGGGGGCTTCCACGTCACGCACTCCTTTCCGTCACACATCGGGCGCAAGATACAGACCAGTCCTACACCGAGTAGGAAGCTGAAGATGACATTGAACTTTTCATCTTGTAAGAGACTGGTGATTTTCATGGCAAAGCTCTATCCATTGCCCTTATTCTATTTTCTCGACTTCCCGTAGATGCTACATCATCTTCGTCTTATACCATTTGTCCTCGGTCTTACTATCGGCATCGTCGGCATCCTCTACGTACGACCCGACCAAAACATACAATACCGCTACCCCGTTCCCGATCAAGCCAAAGAGCTCGTTTACAAAGACCGCAATGGGCTATGCTTCCAGTATCTTCCCAAAGAAGTGGACTGCGATTCCAATGAGGGTAAACTAAAGTCGTTCCCGCTCAGCGTTTAATTAGGAGGGCGGCAGGGGCGGCAGGGGCTGAAGGGGCTGAAGGGGCTTAAAGGAAGTAGGGACGGCAGGGGCGGCAGGGGCGGCAGGGGCTGGTGCGGGCATCGCAGAGAGAGAGGGGGCCGCCGCAGGCGGTACAATACCCATCGCTTGAATGCGCTCGAGCGACGCCTTTTTTGGTCGTTTATTGGGCACCTTACCTTGGGGAGGAGGAATAGGGGCCGCAGGCTGAATACCCTGGGCACGGAAGAGATCTCGCAATTCCATTAGGGTTTTACCTAAAAGGTTCTGCCCTCGCCAGTGTACCGGCACCTTTGCCCTCGGATCCTCCACCGCAATACCAATGCCAAGGAGATCATCTCTTGGAAGATAAGCAGCGAGGAGCGCATCACCCGTTGCCAACAAACGGCTCTGGAGCTCGGGATACTGCATGAACTTGGCAAGATGAATGTCATACAAGTGGCGTTTTGTCTGTGCCGCCCACGCCTCTGGCGATTCCTTGACGTCCTCAAACGTATAGGACACCTGGGCCGGTGTAGGCGCGTCCATCACTCGACGGAATCCCTCATTGTCCTTAAACGATTTCGCCAGCTCCGCGGCCAATGCTTGTTTGGCACAATGGTATGTCATCGCGCGCAAACGAATCTGGACGGGCCAATCCAGTGCCATAAAGCCATTTTCGTTTGCTTCTGCGTCCAAAATGAACATGATGGGTTTTTGATTCTTCTGTGCTTGCTGTTGCGGCGGTGCTTGCTGTTGCGGCGGTGCTTGCTGTTGCTGAAGGGCTCCCTCGCGAACGTAGAGATCTTGGAGTTCATAGGGGGAAACCGTGCGAATGGCGACTGGATACGGGAACTTACGCTCTTCCGTGGGCTGTTGGAAATCAATACGACGGATCTGGTGTTTTTCCTTGGAGATGTACTGGAGAGGGAAACGAGTATACTGTAACTGGTGATCGGCCTGTTCCATTTGTCGGGTCAGCTCCAAGATCCGTTGGGGAGAACGATCCGGTCGCCGATACTCTTGGTGAAGCGCTTGATACGCGTCATCGTAGATCGCGGTTGCTTGCGCAATGTTCTCTTGACGCTGTTCCGCCAGCGCATCAAGCTCTTCCAGTGAAGGGGGGCGATACGACGGGATCACAATCGTTCCTGCGACACCACCCGTCTTCGTACGTGTCACTAAATTGCCCTGATCATCATGGATATGATACGTGGCTTTTGTATCCGTCAGGCCCTTCCCCAGCTCCTTGCTGCGATTCGCATAAAACGTTCGGAGTGCGTCCATCCTATGGGCTCCCAAGGTTTTATGCGGTGCTTTCTTTCTCCAGTGTGTAGGTAGCACAGGATGTCCATCGCCTATGCCCTACTCACCGCCGTATTCGTCTTCTTTGTCTCCCTCGGCGTCTTCACCCAATCCGCCTCCCCTACGTTCTGGGTCTTACTCTACGTGGCTCTCCCGCTTCTGATCTATGGCGTGACGGTGCTTGTGACTGTGTTGGCACAATACTCGGCGTGTGATCAGGTTCGCATGGGCGATGTAGCAACAACAAGCGTGCCGAGCGCAGTCATGGCATGGGGAGCACTCTTACTGTCCTCCTTCTCCTGGTTCCGTCTTCCCATCGCCTCCGTCGTCGCTCCGCTTTTCCTTACGCCCGAGGCCTCCGCCAACGGCAAAACGTGTTGTACCTCCACTCCGTCCCTTAAGGAAGCCGAAGACGCTGAACCGATGATCCGCGGGGCAGCGCATGCGTTCTACTTGTTCTTCTCCACTCTCTTCGGTGTCATCATCAGTTGTGGCTTCTCTACGATGTGCTAAGCCTCCTCATTATACACCAGATTCGGGGCTTCCGGGCCCAGATAGATGTATTTCGGGATGCCACGGCGCGCCGTTTCAGCGGCATCCAAAATGTAATATCCCTTCTTCATTTCCCCCTGATTCGCAGGCCGTTTCTTGATCGAGCTCGCCAAACTCTTGATCGAGACATTTTCCGGTTCCAGTTCCTCTGTGGGGATCATTACCTCTGCGGGGGCGAGGGCGATCGATTGACCTTCGGGGCCAAAGAGGGTAAGCACCAGGAGATAGGACAACATCGCCCACAAGATACTGAAGAGCCAGAAGGGTAGCCACGTATAACGGTCGGGATGACGGCCGAGACCGAACTCCTTCCACTCCCCCTCCTTGTTGAACATCAGTTCAGGCTTCAAATACAACACGACGGACACGCCGGCCAAGTACAATAGACCGGAATAGAGGAAGAGCTTCATTCTCCTTGTTCTGGATACAAAAAGGGCGCGGGGCGGGCGCTGGCCTACTCCTCCTCCCCATGCTGATCCATGTCATATCCCTGTCCCCATTCATCGATCGCATTCTCTTGAAACACGGGCAAGCCATAAACATCGTATTCACGACCCGCCGCGGGCAAGTCCTCTCCCGTAGAGACACCTGGAAAGTCAATCATACCCGAATCCAGACGGCGTACACGCTCCTGGTCATAAAAGTCCTTGTCATACATGTAAATCAGCTTCGTGCCACCCACGGCGTATTTTCCCAATCCTAGACGGCGATTGATCTTGTCAATGGCACGCTCTTCCTCTCCCGCCTCCATCAACTGCTTTACGACATGACTGCGCTCTTTCTCGACCTGATCAACCAACATGTCTCGGATCGTCTGGTCGTCAAACGCCAAACTCTCCTTCTTGTATCGCACCATCGCATCCACCGTAAAGAGGCGCAAGAGCTCCATCGACTTATTACCCACCTCTTGAATCGCAATGCGGGAAACAAACCCATCGGGTGCCTGACTGCCATCGAGAAATGCGGCGAGTGGAACATAGAAGAGATAACGCTGAAAGTACTGGAGAGTCGTCTCATGTCCCGGTAGCGTCAGCGTCCGGATCTTGTCCCGGTAGGGCAATAGTGCCGCCCACTGGTCTCGGAGAAGCTCCATCTTGGCCCGTGCGAGATCAAGGGCGGGTACGGTCATATTGTACATATGAAGCTTGGGAGAAAGAGCGTAGTGCGGCTTGATGATCTTCGTCTTCAAGTCATCGATGTGCTGATCGGAGAAATCGGCGATCATCTCCTTGGGAAGAAAGAGCGATTCCACGGAGAATCCCGAGAGCATACGCTGTAGGGCGGTGATCCAATACGTCTGAAGAATCTGCCAATACGATGCCCATGACTGTTGTACCAAGCCGCGCATGGCGTCCAAGAGCGGACGCGTGGCGAGCGCTCCAAGGTGTCCCACCACCTCTTGTTCCGCCTCCTGTGCCATCTGAGAAAGGATACCCAACGCCTGAAGCACTTCGCCGCGCTTCTCCTCCGCATTCATGTTTGCGGGAATCCTTGCGAATTGATCCATTGTCATTTCCATCAGGTCACTCCATTCGGGAGATGGTGGAGGTTCAACGGCGCCGAACTCGGCCATGATGGTCGGGAACTGGATCTCGGCAGGGCGCGGAGGCGCTCGAACTTCATGCGCCAGATGAACACGATCCAAAAGCGGCACGAAGGCGGCTTGATCGGTTTGAACATTCTGCGAAGCGAGCGCGGGGCGACCCTCCGACTCCGCGTCCATCACCTTCGGATGTGTCGGGAACTGGAAACCACACCACATACAATGATGTGTCATATTGAGCTCGTGGGGACGACCGATACGGGGACCTTGGAAGCAGTAAGAGAGGAAGACACGGTAAAAGAGCTCTTTGTTCGGCTCGACGACCGCGACGGCTTCCGGTCGAGGATGGAACGATGTGACAAGCGCCGACGCATGTTCATTCGGTGTCAGAATACGGCGCGCCAGAGGTGGCATATCCTCGAGAGTTGACCATGCTTCTTGAGGGACAGCGAGGGCAGACATACAACACGTTGTCTCCAGAAAGGGCGAACCCGCAATGCGCTGTGTCGTCTCCTCCGCAAACGCATGTGCTCGACGAATCCAAAGACGTACGAGGGCGATCTCGCCCTTCGCCCCCATCTTCTCCGCAATCTCGGGAGCAATCGGATCCTCCGCGGCCTCGGCAGGGCTAGGTGCCGTCAAGGCAGGGAGAAACGTCGGGAAGACCATATCCCTCGGAATCTGATCATCTGCGGCAGACAGTTGGCCCATCACCTCCGCCATGTACTTTCGTCGCGCTTCCAGTGCCGCATAGTGCGCGGGATCCTTCGAAAGCACTTTACGCATCGAACCTAGAATCGCATCCTTCACTTTCTTCACACGCTCTTCATCCGCCCACTTATAGTATTCCGTCTCCGACCATGGAGGAGAACGCTCCTTCAGTGACGCAATCGCACACGCCAAGTATTCCATACCATTGGTGTTTGTTTCATCGTCCAAAGGGAAACCGTCAAACGTCGACACCTTACAACCCGTCAAGCGATAGCGGATGACGTAGGGCGGCGTCTTGGTTTGGATGGCGAGGAGGAGGAAGGTCGCCGCATACGTAATCGTAGTACGCGCCAAATACGTCTTATAAGGCATCTGTTTGTTCAGCTTGGCGGCATTGTATTGCGCTTCACTGGGAACGTAAGTGCTGAGTGCATGAACCATTTGCGCGACCACGCGCTTCATATCCTCTTGTGTCAAGGAGACACCTACGCGCTCCGACAAGCGACGTACCACCAGCATGATCTGTTTCTCCTCGGCGGTCATCTCCCAGCGTTCGGTGTCTTCGACGTCAAGCTCGGATTCGGCACGCAACAAGGTTTCGATACGCTCCTCGGCCAGATCCTCGGCGTCCTCCAGGACTCTGCCGCCCTTCGGGCGACCCTCGTCGTCGAACTCCATACCGCGATCGAACTCCATGTCTTGAAAGCCCTGACCACAGTTGCGGCAAATGTAGCGGCCTTGGAACTGACCACCCGAACACGTCAAAATGATTTCCTTCACCAAGACATCCTTTTCTCGTGGATGTAGATACGCCTGTAGCTGTAAGCGCTCGTGAATGCACAGGAAGGCCTCTTTACAAAGATTACAGTGAAACCAATTCTCTTTGCGTTCGCCTTGGTAGCGTCGGAAGACTTTGGCGAGTTCGTGGAAGCGCTCCGTTTCGTCGCGGAGACGTCGGACACTGACCATGTCGGCGACATGCGGGCACTTGTTCTTTTTGGGGCGTTGGATGGCTTCGCGCTCTTTTTCCAGTTGGCGAATACGGCTCTGGAGACGCAACGACTCGGAATACTGGAGCTGGTAGGCGTCTTGAACCGCTTTCGTGATGCGGACGGGATCCCTGCCCGCAGTGACTTGAAAGAAATTGTCATGATGGCGAATGAGGTAGAGCGTCTTCCCAATGTCCGAGTCCGCGAGGGTCGGATTGCGACGCTGATAGTCTTCCAGTGCATTGACCAAGATCTCTTGGGAGGCGAGGGATGTCCATAGAGTGGTATCGGGAAGGAGGAGATTGGATGGGGGTGGTTGGTTCGCCTGTGATGCGAGAGCTTGACGAAGTCGGGTAAGAGCCGCAATGACTTGCTGTTGCGCGCCCTCCATCTTCTCGAGCAAGATGCGGTAAAGCGCGGGGTACAGTTCGTAACCGTCGAGTCCGTAGTGAACGAGGATCGGGAAGACGTCGGCCCATCCCAGTGGACGAAGGGTTATTCCTTGGACATAAGATGTCAAGGGGATCGAACCTAGTGCGCCACCGACCGCACGAAGGAGAATCAAACTCTGCGATGTCAAGTCCTCTTCGACCGCGGGTCCAATGGTCTCAAGAATATGACGCATGGTTTTCAGTCGTAGGTGGCTTCGTCCTGAATCCGTCGCAAGATGGTACGAACGTGTCTTACCAAGCGCGGAAAGGGTAGAGGGAGGAAACAAGAGATAGGAATCCAGTGGGGCGGCTTCGGCGGGAAGGAGGAGTTGACGACCTCGACCTCGTCCCTGGCCTCGGCGTTCTGCCTTGCGATAGGTTGGACCGAGAGCACGCTCCATACCGAAGGGGATAAGATCCAGACGGGGCCCTTCCTTCTGCGAATGGGAGGCTTCATAGCCTGGAACGGCTGGCTCGAGTGTGTACTGTCGGTCTCCCACCTCTTCGGCATAGGGAGGGTAGTTACGAAAGAATTCGGTATCACGGGGAAAGCTCTGACCGCCTGGAGCGCCGGAAGCGACCCATGTCGAGGAATACTCGCGAAGTGTCGCCGCCTGATCGATCCAGAAACGGATGGCGTCCTTTCCACCCGCCATCGGCGCCGCCGCACGCTCCACCATTTCCTTTAACTCGGCCTCGAAGGGCTGTGACATGCGTACACCCTCCACTTTCTCATCCTCGGCGTCCTCGGTGGGATACAGCCACTTGTCCACTTTAAGAACAGGGCGAGCCATGGGAGGTGCTTGCGCCAGTAGATCAGCGACATGTCGAATGGAGGCAGTGCTAGGGCCAAGGATCTCGCCATTGGGACCATAACGGATCGTTTCCTTGTTCAACTGGAAGAGGGTCTCCACCAAAATACGGATACGACGAAGCGCGGCGGGATCGGTTTGGAGTGCGGGATCAAGAGAATGAATAAAGTCATTCATCGCATCCACTTTCTGGATGTAGTCGGGGATGCGCTGTTCATAAGAGGCAGCCTCTCGGAAGACCACGGGGATGGTGATCTCGATGGGTTCCATCACCTCAATCGGCTCGGTCTCATTGGCATCATTGGCCTCTGCGTATGCATCATACTTCCCTTCGGCCTCGTCGGCCTCCGCCTCTGCCTCCGCCTCCGCCTCTTTGGGCGCTTCTTTGCCATCTTCCACCTCGCCAACAAAGTCATTGATGCTAAAGATAAAATAGGGCAAGTCATAGGGTATACCTACACCACTGAACTCAATGCGATCCGTTTCTCCGTCATTCATGCGGATCTCAATGGCGTCTGTTTCAGAGTCCACGCCGATGATGGTAAAATCCATCGTCATATCGTTCTCACCGATGGCAGTCACCGTCTGACCCACCCGAAAGTCTTGCTGTTCGACAAACGCATCCGACAAGCGCTTGCGAATAACATATACCGCGGTGACACCATCTTCCTCTTTGTATTGTTCCTCGTCATCGGTTACCTCCAAATCAAAGTCATGAAGCTGGTCTGATACACCGTCTGGCTTGATGCGAATCAGCTCTTCGCTACGGTAATAGACCGTACCCTTCGTCTGGCCCTTGTATTTCTTCGACTCAATCATGACATAGTCGCCGAGTTCCACAAAGAGGAAGCGATCATCGGTCGGTAGGGGTGGTGCAGCGATTTGAATGGATGTATCTGCGGCAGCAACAGGCGCACGCTCGATAAGAACGTATTCGCCTGTTTCTGGATCATACTCGTAGTCGTTCTCGGCGTTGGAGTAGGCCGGCTGCGCTGGCATCGGCTGGAAAGAGGGCATCGGCTGGAAGGCAGCAACAGGCGCACGCTCGATAAGAACGTATTTGCCTGTTTCTGGATCATACTCGTAGTCGTTCTCGGTATAGGGGTCGCCCGCATATTCGTTCTCGGCGTCCATTCCCTATCCATGCGAGGGAGATTCTATGTTCCCTACACTGCGCGTCAGTATAAAGACTCTCATCGGCGTCTTACGCAACCATGTCGGTATCGAGTCGTGTGTTACTGTTTGAAGAATGGCGCGCCGCCTGCCCTACGTGGGAAGATCTTCGGGCACGCATCGAAGCCGATGACGCGCTCCGTGTGGTAGACGAGACAGACGAGGTCTGTATTGTGCGTTATGAAAAAGGGGGATCTGGGGTTATTGAGCCGTGGACACGATCAGTGGTATGGGACAAGATTCGGCACGTTCCGCTATCGGTAGCACCGCCGAAGGCGGCGGCTGGGCCATGTCCGTGGGAATCGATGACGTGCTCGGAAGCTAGAACCGCAATACAACAAGGTGAACTATCCGTCGAGCGGTACGAAGATGGGTTTATGATTCAGGTGTATCGTGCGGTGGTCGATGGGCTGCCCGCGCCTTTCCAAATCGCGAGTCGTTCTCGTCGGGGCGCATCCGGAACCTTTTACACCACGAAAACACTGGCAGCGCTATTTCAAGAGGCGTATGGAGCTCAAGAGGTATCGCAGGATCTAGAGTCGGAATCAGTCACAGAAGACACAGTCGCCCAGTTCTGGAGTTACGTCGTCCAGCATCCGGAACATCGCGTTGTTGAACCCATTACGACTCCTCGTGTTCTCCTTGTTCAACGGGGTGCCGTCTCCACTTCGGGAGCGGTAACCGTATGGGATGGCATCACAGGGTCAATTGATCTTCCCGAGGGAGATGCGCGCTTAGGAGATGTATTGCATCAACGACTACACGACGAGCCGTGGTGGTTCCGTGGCATTGTTCTGAAGGACCGAACGGGTCAACGATGGCGTTTTCGTTCGGAGAAATACATGGCGATACGATCGTTACGCGGGAATGAATCCAGTGTATACGAGCGCTACGCTCGCCTGTTTACTCAGAACTTGACGGCGGTGTATTACGAGTATTATCCCGAGGACATGATCCCCTTCTCGCTCTGCGGTGTCTTTTTAAATGACGTGATCCTTCGGCTCCATCAATGGTATATGGGTCTCTATGTCCGTCGCGACCTCTTCTTCGCTCAGATCCCGCGAGTGTATCGACCGCACTTATATGCACTTCATGGTGTCTATCTTAGTGCGCTTCGGCCTCAGGGTCGTCGTGTGGCGGATCATGACATTCGTGTCTATCTGATGGGTCAGCCTCCGAGTCGTCTCGCGTTCCTTATTCGTCAGCACCAAGAATCATATCATTCGCGACCGGTGTCGGGGGCTTCCGCAGGTCTTTAAGTGGCTCTTGGGCTTGGGCTTGGGCTTGGGCTTGGGCTTGGGCTTGGGCTTGGGCTTGGGCCTTACCCCACGACATCCCCCTCCCGAGACAGTAATCGACGTGTCCGAGCTCGATGATCTCCCCGCGATCAATCGCGGCCCTCCATGCTGCGGTGGGTCCGATGGTATAGGTCGCCTGCCAGTCAGAATGATAAACAACGTCATCCATGATCAAGAGTGTGTTCGGTGCACGCTGGGCGAGTACTAAGGCGTGTTCGAGATCCTGGCGCGCGATGGGTTCGTCGTGTCCTCCATCGATCCAAATCACATCCGCGGTGGCGTCCGGATGATCCTGGAGATACGTCGGGAAGGTTCGGGTTGAATCGCCCAGAAGGAGCGTGTGACGCCCTGGATAGCGATCGTCGATGTACTGCTTTGCGGTCGTAATATAGGGGTGACATCCAATGTCCAAGGAGATCACCCGTGTATGTGGATGCTGTAAGAAGCACTCGGCCGAATTCCCCGTATTAAAACCAATCTCGAGCACGGTTCGGACAGGAGGACGTGTTAGGTAGTAGAGCGAATGCGCCTGTAAAAAGTTCCCATGGCTGCCACCCTCCAGATCTCGGTAGCCCCGTTCTGTCAAATGTTCTATGACCGTGGTCATCTTGCGATCCAACGCATCAACGAGACTTAAACCCTGTTTCTGACCCCTGGGACACAGGACAACGCGCGAGATGAGCACAACCGCCATTGGGATTGATTTGGGTACGACCTACAGCTGTGTTGCCGTATGGCAGAATGACCGTGTCGAAGTCATCGCCAACGAGCACGGCAATCGCACCACGCCGTCCTATGTCGCGTTTCAGGGCGACGAGCGCTTGATCGGTGATGCGGCGAAGAACCAGGCATCGGCGAATCCTCGAAATACGGTCTTTGACGCCAAGCGCTTGATCGGTCGGGCGTTCCAGGATCCCGCGATTCAAGCCGATCTGCCTCACTGGCCGTTTACCGTCAAAGCGGGTGGGTCAGGCGCAGCCGCCATCGAAGTAGAAGTCGATGGAGCGCCTCGAATGTTCTTGCCTGAAGAGATCTCGGCGATGGTGCTGACGAAGATGAAAGCCACCGCGGAGGCGTATCTCGGTCACGAGGTTCGCGACGCCGTCGTTACCGTTCCCGCCTATTTCAATGATTCCCAGCGCCAGGCGACGAAGGACGCGGGTACAATCGCGGGTCTGAACGTGCTACGCATCATCAACGAGCCGACCGCGGCCGCACTGGCGTACGGCTTGGACAAGAAGAGCGAAGGGGAACAGATCATCGTGGTGTTCGATGTTGGCGGTGGAACGTCGGATGTTTCGCTGATTAGTATCGAGGATGGTGTCTTTGAAGTGAAAGCGACATCGGGAAATGGTCACCTTGGCGGTGAAGACTTTGACCATCAGCTGGTCGAGTACTGTATCGGCGAGTTCGAGCGAAAGAACAAAGCGCTAGCGGGCCAAGCGCGTGCGTCCCCTCGTGCGCTTCGTCGGCTTCGTACGGCGTGTGAACGCGCCAAGCGTGCGCTTTCGTCGTCCACTCAAGCGACCATCGAGGTGGATGCGTTCGTCGAGGGCGTGGATTTGAATGTGACCGTGTCGCGTGCGCGCTTTGAAGCGGTTTGCGAGTCGCTGTTTCGTCAAACGATCGCGCCCCTTGAAAATGTCTTACGAGATGCCATGATGTCGAAGACGGATGTTCACGAAGTCGTGATGGTGGGCGGGTCCACACGCATTCCCAAGATCCGCGAAATGGTATCGGCCTTTTTCCACGGCAAGCGCTTGAACGATTCGGTTCATCCCGACGAGGCGGTAGCGTACGGTGCAGCCATTCAGGCGCACATTCTGACCGCGGGGCGAGCGGGTGCGGATCGTACTTCGGATCTCATCTTACTGGATGTTACCCCGCTCTCCCTCGGCTTGGAAACGGCGGGAGGGGTGATGACACCGCTCATCAAGCGCAACACCACCATACCGACGAAGAAGTCGCAAGTGTTCTCGACATACGCGGACAATCAGAGCAGTGTGCTCATCCAAGTCTTTGAAGGCGAACGACCGTTCACGCGCGACTGCCACGCCCTTGGAACCTTTAAGCTCGATGGCATCCCTCCATTGCCCCGTGGTGCGCCGCAGATCGAGGTATCGTTTGATGTGGATGCGAATGGTATTCTGAATGTCTCGGCGGTGGAGAAATCGACGGGGAAGTCGCAGGCCATTACGATCACGAACGACAAGGGTCGAATGTCCAAGGAGGAGATCGAGCGACGGGTGAAGGAGGCGGAGACGTTTGCAGAGGCGGATAAAGCACGAATGGAGCGCGTCGAAGCAAAGAACCAACTGGAAACGTATCTGTATCAGGCACGTAATGCGGTTCAAGAGGAGAAGGTGCGGGAGGTTCTCGGGGCACAAGCGCGGGAGGTAGAAGAGTGGGTGACGGCCGATTTAGCATGGCTCGAGGATCATCCCGACGAGAGCGCGGAGGTGTATCAGACACGAAAGAGCGAAGCAGAGGGACGCATCCGGCCTGTACTCGCTCAGCTCTATCGGGACTCCGTAGGTGCGGGCGTGGATGCGTCCGCAGAAGAAGTAGATTAAAGCCGAGTCGTGTAGAAGACGTGAAATGGATCTCCAGTGGTTAAGTGTCGCCAAGACGGCGGAGGAAGAGAAGCAACAGTTTGACAAGCTCTATGGCATGCTTGTCCAGCTGTCTAAGAAGGGGTCACCCGTGGCGCCTACTGTCCCCTTTGCCGCTACTGTCCCTTCTGCCGCTGCTACTGTCACTGTCGTAGACCCCGTCAAAGACGAATTCACTGCGGTCAAAGAAGATCTATTAGCGAACTTTAAAGCGCTGTCGGTGGGCGGAGATCTCGCGATCCCTGCGCTCGAGACATGTTCCGGATGCCAGCAATCATTTTACTCGGAAGCGGAGCGCGTCAAGCACCTCGAGAGTGCGGCGGCGTGTGCGGAATGGTGTGCGCGTCGGTTGACTACCGAAGCGTGGATGTCCGAACCCTTCTTCGCTCGACTCGATCGAGGCGTGGCGACACTCCGTAAAGGGAAGACGTGTCGTTTCTGTCACAAGAGTGTTGCCACGGGACGCACTGGGCTCGAGAAGCACTTTGCGCAATCTGCGGTCTGCCAGCGATTGGCGCATATCGCCTTTCGGGAATGGGCTGTGACTCCAGTGGAACATAAAGAATAACATACATCACCCAGTACGATTCAATGATCTATTTGATTCTTACTGCGTCATTGACGAATCAGGTCGGGTATGTAGCAGCCGAAGACCGCGCGGCACGATATCAGTACGCTATTCAAGAGACACTTCGACATGTCCCCTCTGGCGTCCAAGTGATTGCGGTGGAGAATACGAGCGGCGGGAAGTGGGGCGGGCAGTGGCGTCCAGCCATCGAAGTGATTCATACGGACAATGGACATCTTCGCATGCGCAACAAGGGCGTGAACGAGTGGCTGGACATCTTGGAAGTCATTCGGCAGAAGGGTATGACAGATCAGGACATTGTCGTGAAACTGACGGGTCGGTATCGCTTGCTCTCTCCGTGGATCTTTGAAGAAGTGGAGCGCACCGCGAAACAGTACGATGTTTGGATGCGCTTCCTCAATGTGGCAACGGGCCAGGAGGATCCCGCGGACGGCGTGATGGGATGCTTTGCGGCGCGTGTCTCTGCGTTGCGCTATTTGTCATGGTCGTGGATGAACTTGCGAGATTCACCGGAAAGGGCGCTTGTCGCCCATCTGCGCTCGTCCGTCTCGGCGGACCGTATCTGCGCCATGGAGCGTCTCGATGTGGAATGCGTCTTCTCGGAAGATGGTCGAGTGGTGCGAGTGTAAACCGCAATTCTTTCATGTCTACGAACCAGAATGGCCGACGTCTGGGATGTCTGGAAAGCGACGGAAGGCCAGCGATGGCGCGCATGGTGGATCGCTCGACACCCGCCCGAGGTAGGGGGCGCATCATGGTCCTTGTTGTTTGAAGGCGGTAAAGAGATACGTCCGCGCTTGTTCACCTGGTTATGGGAATGCCTGGCTCCTGATCAGCCGGTATGCGCCGAGGCGGGTTTTATCGTGGAATGCGTCCATGTCGCCACCCTCATTCTCGACGATTTGCCTTGGATGGATGATGCGACGGAACGTCGGGGGCGGCCCGCGCTTCATCGGGCGTTCTCTGTGCGCAAGGCGCTGCTCTTGGCGGTGGATGTTCTCGCAATGGCATGGGAAGTCATTCAAGGCACTCCATGGCTGCGTAACCAATGGGAGGCAGAACCGGAACGATGGCGCGCGTGGGGCCGAGAGATCGCTTACGGGCTCTGGATGGGTCAATGGTGGGATTTGTCGACAGCGTCTGATGGCATCACCGCTTATGAACGCGCGGCACTCAAAACGGGAACACTCTTTGAAGCGGTGGCCAAAGGAGTGGCATGGGCTCATGGGATGGATGGTGCATGGTGGGGTGCATGGGGGCGCACGGTAGGCGTTCTCTTCCAGTGGGTGGATGACGCCGATGATCTCGAAGAGGACCGACGGACGGGGAAGCCGAATGCGTGGAACGAGCCGGGAACGACAGAACGCTACCGCGAAGAATGGCAACGCGTGGTCCAAGGCGCCGGGAGCGCATGGAAAACCCCCTTCGGTGAAAGGCTATATCGCTATCTTTCTCGACCTCTTGGATCAAGGGGCGCAGAAGCTAAAATCCTAACGAGCGTCATTGGCATTAGAGATATATGGCCTAATGGGTCTAGTGTGTTGCGCGTACTCGGTCCCGTCAGTCCCGTCAGTCCCGTCAGTCCCGCCGATGGTCTTGGTATCGCCTTCTTACGTTGGTTTGCGCCCTTATTTCGTTCTGAATCCTTCGACCTCCCCTTTGAGGACTTAGATGCCCTTTGTCTATGGGGCATTGATGAGGAGAAATGGTCTTCTATCCTTGAAACGCGATGGCCTGCGATCGCTCCCGCGATTCAGTGGATGGAACGCCATCTCTCGGCTTCCTAGATGGCAGGGATCGGAGGAGTAACAATGGACGTAGCAGATACAGTAGCGGTGGGATTGCTCGGTATGCTGACCAAGATATTTGACGATATCGTGGATCAGAAATGGCCTGTTTCGGACGATGTGGTTTATACGCTACAGAACGCCATCCTTTTGCTCTACGTCTTTGTCAGTGTGGGTGACATATACTTTTCGTATTCATGTTTGTTTGTGATTCTCTTGAATGGTGGGTTCGACCACCCCTTTTGGCGCTCCCTATTCCCTGTCACCGTTGTGCTATTTCTGACCGCGGTCGCATCAGGGGATTCCGAGGGATGGCTCCTTATGCGCCTCCTTCTGTCTACGATAGGCGTAATCGGCGTATTGGGCGTGGCATACATGGAAGAGCTTGCCTTCCCTGAAGAAGCCAGTCGGCGCAAACGGATGGCGCGTGTCGTCACCGTCCTCTTTATGGTCGCACTCCTCTGCTTCCTCCCGTCTCTCCCACTCCCGACGTTTTCCGTGGTGCCCATAAAAAAGACCCTTTGGATCATGGTGGGGTATCTTGTAACCAGTGTGGGCATTCAAACCGTTCAAATGGCGGGGGCTGCTTCTGCCGCGGGGGCCGCGGGGGCGGCTTGAGCCGCTTTCGCCGCACGAGCCTGTTTCGCACGAAGTGCGGCAGCGGGATTTACGGGGCGTGGAATGCGACCGACTGATTTGGCAGGTACGCCCGTCGAGGCAGGGGCACCCGTCGCAGCAGTCCACGCCTGACGCATCGCTTGAAAGAGTCCGACACAACCACGCGCAGCTGCTGCAATAGCCGCACGTGCCGTCGACTCCTTGCCATCCTCCACACCGATACGGATCACCATCTCGTCGCGGAGAGGATGGGGCACGGAGAAGCCGGCATACGTAATCTTAGGAGCCGCTTGACCTTGGACGTGGTGCTCGACCAACCAGGTCTGAAGGAGATTGCCGAGTGTGTGATCGTGTCCGCGGAAGAGGAAGTCATAACCCACCATGCGACAATCCGCATGGCGGATCGTGATCTCCGCGGGCAACGCACCCGTCTGTAGATTGACATAGCGGCTACACATGTTCTCTCCGACTTCACATGCACGCTTCACAATGTACTGGGGTGTGAGCACACCGACGCTCTCGATGGTAAAGTCGTAGCTGTAGGGCTCGCCTGTTGCGTTGATCTTGTAACAACGCTTGATCTCCATCGTGCGATATTCGCGCTCCAGCGCCGCGAAACGCTCCGAACCACGCTCTACACCGCCCGCCTTCTTGGTGTGAACGAGCCAGTGCTCCATGAGTGCCTGGATACGCTGCGGGTCATCATCCGGCGTGTACTCGTAAGTACACTGGGACACGGGAATGAAGCGCGCATGTTCGCGCCCCGTGCCTCTCGTCGCCTTTGCCACCAACTCGATATGAGCCAGCGAGGAGCCCGTTCCTGGAGGAAGAGACGCCAAGAGACACGTTTGGCGCGTCAGCGGGTGGGGCGGGAAGAAACGGTCTGCGGACTCGGACTCGGGCTCCACAACCGCAGCCTCCTTCTCGTCTTCTGGCTGCTGCGGCTGCGCTTGCGTCAAGCGCTTCACCGTAAAGTCCGATGCGGTCACATGGCGGATTTCATCCGGCGAACCCTCCACCGACAAGTAGAACTGGTATTCGTCTTCCTTCCATGTCAGTGGCTCCGTAACATGAAGAGGGAGCAACCCAATGCGTGCCGCTAACATCTCGTTGGTCATCGGGGTATCATTGCGCTTCACAACGACGTCCGTGGTTGTTCCGACGGAAGTCATATCAGCGCGAAAGGATACGGTTTCGACACCCGTAAGGATCAGACGACGCAGGGTGTTGGCATAGGAGACATGAATCGGCGAGAGGGTGAACGTCGCGGTGCGATCATTGACCGCCTTGAGATTCGTGAACTGGATCGCGCGCGCCATACTGTAGAAGCGAGAGACTATACCTTAGATTCTGATTCCTGGGCGGTCGTCGATTTTTTCAGGGAGTTCTATGTCGAGGGCGGATGTGTTGCGTTTGCGTGTGATGACCAGAAAAGGTAGAGGAAAGGAGAGAGAGGCGTCGCCGATGAGTCAACCTGCTCCCATTCATATCTGCTTCTATTCCACGCGATGCCAGTGGTCGAAAGCATTCCTCGAACAGCTCGCCGACACTCCGTATTACAAAGACTTCCGCTTCATCTGCGTGGATCCCAGTCCACAACGTCCCCCTCTCCCAACGTGGCTGAAACAGACGCCGACGCTGGTCATTCGAGGCAAGTCGGAACCCCTTACGGATGCGGAGGTGATGAACTGGCTGTCGGAACAACGTATCCGTCAAGGTCCCGCGCGGGCAGCGGGTGCGGAAGAGGTAGAACCCGACCCCTATCTCGCCAGTGAAATGGGCGGCAGCCTCGGTGACTCGTATTCCTTCTTAGACGATGATACTTCGGCGCAGGGGAATGGTGGTACGCGCGTGACACACAACTTCCAGTTCCTTCACGGTCAGGGCGCGGTCAGCACCAAGGAGGCTACCAGTTTCCAAGCTTCACAAACCAGTCTGAAGCGGAGCAAGAAGGAGGAGCTCCTCGATCAGCAAATGGAGCAGTACATGAAAGCACGTGATCAAGGCATGCCCCAACGCATCGCTCGCCAGTGAGATGGCGATGGACACACAAGAACATAAAGCCCCGCTACACCCTTTTGGTCACAGAGTTCCCCTAGCAATGTCGATCTTGAGCGCATTCACCACCCAACTGGTTCAGTTCTTTGAAGAGCTGTGTACGGCGTTTCCGGAAGAACGAGACATTCGCATGGCGACGGAGGCCATTCGAGGCGCCAAGAAGATCAACCCGCGGCTCTTGTTGGATCTGTATCAGGAGCATGTCTACAAGGGCGCGGCGGAGGCCATCTATGCCCGTGACTTTCATCAGGTTCGTCAGTACGCACAGCGCAAGGTGGAACATCAGTTCAATGATATGATGTGTGCGCTTTCGCTTTTTGATAAGCACTGGGAAACGATGGGGGAGAGCAATCAGGAGGTCATTTGGAAGTACTTGAAGGTCTTGTCGTTGCTGTGCGAAAAAGCCCACGCTGTAAATACCTTGTAAGGGCGTAGAATGGAGTCCGCCTCTGCTGCCTCTGATGCCTCTTCGGCTTCGACCGCTGTTCCCTCCCTCTTTCAAACCAAGTATGTAGAGTTCATCGACGACCTACTCGGCGCTTTTCCGGAACGGGCGACGGAGATTCAGGCGGCACGTGATCTTGAACCAGCCGTTCGGGTGGAGCGCTTCCGAAACGAAGTCCAGTCGACCGTACCCCTGACGCCTACGGAGCCTCCTCCTTTTCTCTTGCCGGGTGTGGCCCTTGAAGCTGACATGTGGGCCGCTCTTCCCTCTACGACGCAACAGGCGATTCATGATCATTTGCGAATTCTGTCGATGTGTGCGATGATGGAGCTTGATCCGACCGAGTTGCCTGAATGGGAGGAACAGATGAAGGTACTGCGGGAGTCGTTTGAGAATGGTGGGCGCTGGGAGGAGGTCATGAAGACCTTTTCGTCATTCTTCTCGAGCTTTTCGAGAGACGCAGACGCAGACGCAGCCGATGGAAAGGAGGAGAAGGGAGACAGTGGGGCCAGTCCGTTCCCGAAGCTGCCTGAGCGATTCCTGAAGGGTCAGCTGGCTCGACTGGCACAGGAGATTGTCAAGGACATCACGCCTGAAGATCTAGGGATTACTCCGGAGCAAATCACTGAGTGCGAGAAGAATCCAACCCAGGCGTTTCATATGTTGTTCTCGAGCTTTACGAAGCAACCGGGTATGCTCCAGAAAACGATTGCGAAGATCGGGAAGCGTTTACAGCAAAAGATTGCTTCGGGAGCCATTCGACCCCAGGACATCGCCAAAGAGGCGGAGGAACTGATGAAGGAGTTTGCGGGGAATGCGTCGTTTGTGGAGATGATGGAGAGTATGAAGAGCACGTTTGGAGGGCTTGGGGATCTCGGTCTTGGTGCGGGTGGTGCTGGGGCGCGGGAGAGCAGTTCACGCTTATCCATGGTCCGTGATCGTCTCCGCAGGAAACTGGAGAAGACGGCAGCCGCGGCCACTGGAGCCGCAACATCAAAGCCGAAAAAGAAGAAGTAAGGATAGAATGGCCTGTGAAGCCCCCTTTTGGCAATACCCTTCTGTGCTCTTTGAACACTTCGCCTTGACCTATGAAGCCAAGTGTCCCCATTCCGCATGGAACTTCCTGGCGCGCATCGTAATCTTATCGCTGTTCGTTGGCATGGTAGGAAGCGCACTGGGTGGCCTGATGGTCATCCCCATTGCGGCATTGTTCGGCTTTCTTACCGCATTCGCGCTGATCATGGCGCCTCGATCGCCACATTGGGGTGAATACAAGGAATTGCCGATGAGCCAAGTGGTTGACCCTTCGGGTAAGTTGGTTGACCCTTCGGGTAAGTTGGTTGACCCTTCGGGTAAGTTGGTTGACCCGCCCCGCGTGGACCCTCACGCGTACATCGCACCTTTAAAGGAACACTTTGTGAATGGTGGGTCTCCCGCACCCATCGAGGATCCCGTCGGTCAGGAAGCAATCGATGCGGCGCCCTACTCCGGTCCAGCGCTCCCTGAACACACCCCTCCTACGTCTCGTAACCCTTTCATGAACATCTTGCTCGACGAGATCAAGTATCAGCCCCATCGACCGCCTGCGGCGCCTGTGACCCATTCCGCTGTTGAGCAGGTCATGGATGATTACTTCCGTATCCAGTGGCATTCGGATCCCACGGATGTCTATGGAAAGAAGCAGGGTCAACGTCAGTTCATCACCCAGCCGATCACAACCATGCCGAATGATCAAGGAGGGTTTGCGGACTGGCTGTATAAGATACCGGGTAAGACGTGTAAAGAGGGTGGTCGACCCGCATGCCTCGCAATGACGGAGAATGGTCACATTCCGTGGATGTCGCAGGCCTAACTCCTCCCTTGGAGCACCTAAAAACGTGGAGGCGTTCCGCCCCCACACCCCTCCCTTGGAGCACCTAAAAACGTGGAGGCGCCTACTACCTTTCTAATAGGCTAAGTGGGGGCGTTCCGCCTCCACGTTTTTATGACAGACATCTATAGAGAATCATGGAGATCAATCGTCTGACCCATTCCCGTGATGATTTGGCCGGTATGGAATCCTTCTACGCCCAATCGGTCGGACCCGGTCGCTATATGACCACCAACCTTGTACCAAGGGCTACCGGCGTCAACCCTCTCGCCGTGGATCAACTCTTGATCTATCCTCGCGAAGGCTTCGGCTTCAACAATGCTTCCATCGACGCCGATTCCGTGCTCCGCAATCAACCGTCGTTCAAGAACAACCGTTGCCAGATCCGTCCCCAGACGCGTCCCTTCTTGACCGTTCCCTTTATGGCCGGTGGCAATCCTTCACGCGACGTCGAGAGTCTCCTGCTCCACTCGGAACAAGTCCGCATGGGCAAAGAATGCGGTACGGTGACGGAGACCTTCTTTCCTCAACAGTACACACCCATGATCCCGATGCTGAAGCAAAATGTCCAGAATCCGAAGAACCTGATCCCGGAAGTTGCCGCACCCGGCTGGATCCATGGCGGCATCCCGTCGCGCTCGTACTTGCGAGATGTGAACTGTTAAGCTGCCTTTGGCAGCGGTCCCTTCGGTTAAGCGGGCGAAGCACGCGGTCCCTTCGGTTAAGCGGTCCCTTCCCCGAACACCGCAAAAAATACGCGCATCACGTAGAACACAATGTCCAAAATCGACGCCGTTGAAGGCAAAATCGAGATCGTTCAAGGCGACGAGAAGGATCAGAAAGAGGAGGCGAAGGAAGAGCCCAAGCAGCGTCGTAAGCGGCGCACGGCAGAGCAGATCCTCGCGAACCAGAAAAAGGAACTTGAAGAGAAACTGAAACGCGCGGAAGCCAAGTTTCTGGCCACCAGCATGAAACAGATCGCAAAGAAGGAGGCGAAGAAGCTCAGTCGTGAAAAGAAGCGCGATGCCGGGCGCGACGAGATCAAAGCCGCTCTCGAGCAAAGGATTCGAAACGCTGGTCGCAACGAACTCCTCCCCTACGTCAAGATCCCTCTGCGTGGTGCCAAGATGAACAAGCTGAACACGTACTTCAATGTGACCAAATCTCGCTACTATCGAGAGTACAAGGATCCAGTAACCAAGAAGCGTGTGGCGACCTCATGGCAGCGCGATATGTTGCGGAGAGCGAGGGAGAACTATCCTACCGAGGGCTTGAACCAGTACATGAAGTTCTACACCGGCGAGAAGAACTACGAGAAGCTGATCGCCAAAGCCCGAGAGCGCCGCAACAAGAATGTCGGAAAGACCCAGAGAACCACAAACCGTGGACGCATTCTCGAGATGGCACAGGAGGCACTGGGATTGGATGAAACCGCCGTCAAGAAGGCCGTATGTATCCGCACCGCCAAGAAGAAGAATGACAAGAAATAAAACACCCTTCGGTTAGATTGGATCGATCCAGTAGATGTCTCTCTCTGAAGCCTTCGAACCACTTGTCGGTGGACACTGGGAAACCAAAGAGAATCCTCAGCGCTACGATCAATTGGCCTCGCAAGAACGCCATCCCGAACCCCGTCGGCACGTCCTTGGCCTCGTCGGTGGTAATGAAGTCAGTCGCATCCGCGGTCTACAAGTCGATCTCGAATCGGACCTCCGACGCATCCACTACCCGCTGACCTTCGCCCCTTGGCGCCAGTATCAACCCCCGCAACGTGGTCAAACAGAGCTGAAGCGTAGCAACGTAAAGGGCGATGTGGCTATCGATATCCGCAAAGACCACTTACCGGCTTACCAAATGTGGGCGTATCCGTCTGTGGTCGCACCCGCTCCCATGGTCAATGAAGTATGTGTTCGGCCTGAGAAATACTGAACCGAAGGTTCAGTATCCCACTACGCTTCGTCGGCCTGTCGGCCTCCTCGCTTGAACGTTACTAAGCCTGTACGCTCGTCGGCCTGTCGGCCTCCCCCCCGTGTTCTTTAACACCCTCCTCCGTTTTATCGACTTTATAAGAAGGCGATAAAGCAGAGATGTCCGGCTGTGTGGTACAACAAGCCCTTACCCGTCTACGGAACGACCCGTTCCATCAAGTGGATGACATGCGCATCACGTCGTATGCCAGTCGCTACTATCTGAATCCACCCGCTGCGAACTGTCCCACCACCTTCCCCGTCAACTCCACCACCCGTATCCAGAAGAGTGGTGCATCCTGGGTCGAGGGAGAATGGAAGACAGATGTGGAATCTGACCTGAAAGGTATCTCGCGCTTCTCCTCCAAGATCCGCGGCCAACAAGGTCACTACCATCCAGATCGAAACGCGATGAACCAAAAAGAAAAGGGGCACGCTCAAGATGAAAACGTACCCCTTACTTTTGCTCGATTGGTCGACCCTCCCTGTACCCTCCGCGCCACGGGATGGAATCGCTGGCATCCCCTCTTCCGCAACCCACAGGAAACCTTCGAAACACCCTTCGACTTCTTCATTCCCTCCCGCGACCTCGACAAAGAGAAGTATAATACCCATTCGGAGGCGTCGTGCTTCCACTCTCGTTACCAACCCGCGCTAGGAGAACTGGAGGGCGTCGCACGCCGTGCTTAGCGTTGACGCAGTGCAGTGCGCAACCACTCCATTTGCGGATCATGTGCTAGTGCGAAACCCAGATCCAACGTCTTCCGACGCATCGACTCTTGGGTCCCCGCCATCGGATGCGCCTCCAACTCCATCAACAGGCGCTGATTCTCTCGCTGGGTCATCGCCACAAAGTCGGCAGGTTGCCATTGACGCAACTCGGCCACATTCGCAACAAGCAGTTCACGGAACCGATCCAACGACAAATAAGGTCGTCGGGTCGAGCCCGAGCGCACCGGCCTCGCAGGCTGTCGATACGCTTCGACAAATGCCTGAAGATAAGGATGAACAAGGAGCTGGGGATCTTCGGCGTACTCCATGGGACGCACACGGTTGATCTCTTGAAAGTACTGAATGACCTCCGCCTCCGAATCCATCTCGCGCTCCGTCACCGTCACTACAAAGTCCAATTCCGGACCCGCCGCGGTCAACACATCCCGCAAGATCCGAATACGGTGCTGACCATCCACGACATACGACCGCTTCACGAGCTCTCCCTTCTCCTCCTCTTCGTAACTGACAATGCGATAGCCCGAATCCAGGCGACGAATATCCTCTACACTCTCTCGCAGACGCTGGACATGATCCAGATCAATGATGCGATTGCCCTTCCATATCGGGATATGGCAAAGTGCACGCGCCGAGATGCGATAGAGGACGGAACCGTCGTGATACGTGTGTAAATGCTCCATTTGTAGAGGTAGTCGAGGGCGAGCTTTATGCTCTCTACGCCTTCTCTTCCTCCGGCGTCAACAACCACATATGATAGCGCTTCATCGTCACCAGCTTCTGATGCCCCTTGATCCAGTTAAAATGAACGAGAACGGCATCGGCCGCCATACGAGGGCTTTTGAGAAACACGCGACCATTGGGATAGAGGGCGAGTGGTAGGGCTCGATGGCGACAGGTGGTAGCCACCCATCGATTGACATACGTCTGATCATTGTTGTCAAAGGCACACGCCGCCCAACGCTCCTTGACTCGCGCCGGTTCATAACACTGGATCGTTTGCGGCGTGGAACGAATCCAGAGATATCCCGTACACAGATTCGACGTGTCAGCGTCATCGGATGCATCGTTTTGGATCAAGAGGTCGGCGGTAGCCATGCGCTCCTCCAGATCGGGTCGAGGATCCCGCAAGAAAACCACATCACCGTCCACCATCCAGACATGTCGGCCCTGTTCGAGAAGCCGATGGACGACGTGGAGCTTGGTCGCACAAATCTGATCATAGCCCTTCGTATTCCAGGGACAAAACGCAGCGAGCGCATCATGATCCTCGCACGTCGTTTGATAGCCCTTGGCGGCGAGAACGGTCGCCGCGTGGCGATCCATACAGACCACCATCATCTGACGATCCAAACCATACGGCTGGAGACTCTTGAGGAGATTGAGGGTGTACAAGAGGTAGCCCGTATTCGTCACGGTCACCAACGTCGTTTGTTCCATCGGTCTCGTGTGGCCAGTGAACGCCATCGGCGCTTAGGCAGAAAAAAGGAAAGATAGGAACAGGTAGGATGGAGATCGCCGCATTGTCCGGTTTGCTCGGTTTAGGATATCTCGTCTCGAAAGCGAGCGGTCGAAAGAATCACCCTGACTCTTCTTCTGTCTCTTCTGTCTCTTCTGTCTCTTCTACAACCAGTCAACGCACCGCCGCGCCCTCCGATCACGGCGCGGCACTCTTCCAACGCCCACGGATCCAGGAGGCATTCCAACCGACAGGACGAGGGCAAGAGCCCTTCCAACCCGCCGCACGCGGTCGCAATGCGGATCCCTTAACGGTTGCCCCGAAAGGCGCTTCGGCCACTGGCTTCGGACCCGAACTCGATCAACTTTTTGATGGCGCAGCGTCCAGAGCTCCTCAGGCTCCCTATGGCAACGCCTTCGATTACGCAACACAGACTCACGCATCCACCGGCCACACAGGACAGCCCCAGCCCATCGATTCCAGTGTCGCCATGATGGAATATCGCTCCGACCACATCGAAGCAGCACCGCAGTACATCGACGCCGACTATGTCGTTAGCCCCTTATCCGGCCAGCGCATACCGTCCAGCGAATTCAAGCACAACAACATGCAGCCGTTCATCAAAGACAAGAATCGCCAGAACATGCGTGCGACGGCCAACACGGGCATCCTCGACGCCCTCAACGGTGGCGGATCGACCCAGATCAAAAAGCGCGAAGTGGAGAACATGTTCGCCAACGCCCAAGCTCCCTACGGAAACCCTTTCGGCATGGAAGACAACACAGAGTTTATTCAAAGCCGCATTGCATCGCAGCCCCCCGTCGCTCGCAACAACGAACGACCCTTCGAGCCCACCCGCGTCGGCCCCGGCCTCGGAGACAAGTTCGGCGTGGCCGGTCAAGGCGGTTTCCAACAACTCGAGATCAACGAGATCATGCGCCCGAAAGATACCGACGAGCTCCGTGTCGCCACCAAGCCCAAAGTGACCTTTGAAACCCCCGTCGTACCCGGTCAACACTTCGTCGGCTCGGCGGCGCAATCTGGCGACATTGGTGAAGTCCGAAAGTACCGACCGGATCGCTTCTACGTCGACGAGACGGGCGAACGCTACTTTGTAACGACGGGTGACATGATCAAGGAAACGGTGCGCTCCACACAAGTCCTCCCCCACACCACGCGTCCCGAAACGTCCACCGAGTACACGGGTATCGCCGCATCCCAAGACTACTCGGAAGGCTATGTCACTGGATCGTATCGCATGCCCATGACGCAACAATACGGATTCACGGGATATCGTAACGCGGATGCGACAGGATATTACACCGCGGACACCGACGCGGAGAAGGCGGATTATGGTCGCTCTTCCATCGAGATTCGCCCCAACGAGCGTAACGAGACGTCGGAGCGCGTAATGGCGCTGAATTTGGCCCCCGCGGACACCCAACAGACCACCATCCACTATGAAGATGAAGCACGCCCCACACGCCGCGGGGAGATCATTGGAAATATTCGTATGACGGGTACACCCTACTCCCATGTGGATCGCGCCCCCGCCATCACGGTCTGGTCAAATGATGTCGCACGTACGACTGTGAAGGAGTCGACGATTTATTTGGACCGTCCTGGTATCGCGGGCGGTGACGGCTCTTCGCTTCCTACACGCTTGAAAGTCTATGATCCCGAAGACATCGCCAAACGCACACAGAAGGAACAGGTGACGATGAATTCGTCGTGGACGGGCCCAGGTGGTAACGGTGCATGGAGCGATGCCATGGATACCCAGTTCGCCCATAACATGCGCACCAATCCATTGAAGGAACAGGTGGCCGTGCTCCGTCGCCCGATCGCGGGTGCGGGCTCGGTGGCGACGTTCAAGGGTGATCCGGGTCGTCAGACATCGAAGAAACTGGATGTGGACATTACCAATGATCGGCCGCTTGCGGTCAACCGCTCGGTGGATCTCACGCCCGGCGTCGGCGATCTCGGACGCGTCGAGTACCGTGTACCTCTTCAGCTCGATGTCAGTCGCCAACGCAATACGTACAGCGCGGTGGAAGCGGTGGACAACAATCCGTTTATGGCCACACAGAACCTACGGAAGAACGCGGAGCTAGATGAGAAGGCGATTCAGGAGTATCGACAGTTCTTGGCGGGGCAGGGAGCCCGATAGGAGGCGAGAGACAGTAGCCTTCGGCAAGGAGACAGCCTTCGGCAGGGAGCCCGTGCGTAAGAAAACCCGAAGATAGAACAGATGGGAAACGCACCTTCAGGAACAGCCGCACCAGCAACTGCTGCATCCGTTGCGCCTTCGGCGATGCCAGCGAATCAGACCAATCAGGGCAGTCAAAAGAAGAACAACGGCAGCAACAGCAGCAACGGCAGCAACGGCAGCAACAGCAAGGCACAGCCCACGGTCATCCAAGTCCCCGCCGAGAATGTCACTGTGACAAAGGGCGGTAAGCGTCGTCGTCTTCATGGTGGTGTGGCGTCTGTTCAATTCGATCTGCCTCCGTTGGTCGATCCGGATCAGGACCAAGAGGGTGGCCGTCGTCGCAGTCGCAGTCGCAGTCACAAAGGACATAAACGCCGAACCCGCAGAGCTCGCAAGTAAATGGAGTCTCCTCTCATTCTAACAGGCCCTCCTGGATGCGGTAAAAGTTATTGGATCCAGAAGTATGCTCGAGACACAGGGCGCGATTTGCTGACGTGTCCCTGTCGCAAAGATCGCACGCTTCGAGAGGGGCGACAAAAGCTACACGTCCTTGCTCGTCGAACCCAACCCGCGGTGCTTTGGCTCGAAGGTGCGGATGATTTGACACCTGAAGCCCAAGCTTTTTTACGGCGCATCTTGGAAACGCATGCGAAGGAAGTGGTGTTCGTTCTCGAGTGTCGTGACGCGGGACGCCTTCAAGATCCCATACGGTCGCGATGTGTTCTTAGGAGAATGGAACGGCCCGAATGGTCAACGCTTCGGGATACCTTTGCTTCTTTGGCAGAAGAAACATGGTCCGAGATTCAGTGCGTTGTAGGCGAAGAGCGTTCATGGCGTCGTGTTCAACAGTGTATAGAACTTCTTCAGCATCCAGTGGAATGGCAACACATGGTTGCGCATCGTCGAGAGGAGGAAGCAGCTCGAACAAACCTCTCTGCGGATCTCTTCGCTTACCAACGGGCCGCATACGATCCCGAGCGACTGATCAAGCCCCTCCTCGCTGATCGGAGAATCGCAAAAGCATACGGCGAGTGTCTCGAGGCAAATGGATCGCGATGGGCATTCTTAGGATACGCACTGAACGCGTTCGATCCGCTGCCGATAACACCCGCCGAATAAGAAATGAGTCGAGGCGCGGAGGAAGTACTCTCGGTCTATTCTGATGCGCGTGCCGAGTACACCAAACAGCTATGTATCTTTCTTGTCCCCGCCTACTTCCAATTCTTCATTGACTTGCTCGATCGCTCCAAGCGGGAAATGGCCCATGAGCCGAAGCGTGTGCTCTGGCAGTATCAGACGCATTTGAATGACATCCATGAGTGGAACATGGAGCGCGTGAGCCAGGAGATTGGTCGGATTCAGACGAACTGTGGATGTGACTACTTGGAAGATCTCTTGACGGCGGTGTTCATTGCGCATACCAAAGTCTTGACGGCGATTCGACTGGGAGGCAATCAGAAGAAGGTGGAGATTCACATCCCGAAGGTTCAACATTTTCTCTTCAAGGTTCTGTGTGAAACCGCCAAGTTGTTGTGGGGCGCGACCTACTTGTTTCGCGAGGGTATTTCGTCCATCGAGAAGCAACAGAATTACAGGGCTATCGAGGGCATGCTGAATGAGGGTATTTTACAGGCGATTCGGACACTGGTGCCCGTGAAGTCGATTCTGAAGGACTTTGTTGCGGGTGGCCAGGAGAAGGAGGAGAAGGAGGACAAAGAGGACAATAGCGATGACGAGGAAGAGGCTCCGGCTCCCGTTCCTCCTGAGCCCATCGAACAAGAAGCGTTGCCCACTCCGGCAGAGGCAGCGGCAGCGGCTGAGCCGGTGGTAAGTGCCCCCCAGTCTCCACAGTCGCAGGAGTCTTTAAGTGCTCCCCCGTCTCTACCGGCTTTAAGTGCTCCACAACATCCCCAGCCCCCGCAGCCCCCGCAGCCACAACAACCGCAACAACCGCAACAACCGCAACATCCCCAGCCCCCGCAGCCGCAACAACCGCAACATCCCCTCATCGTTCTCGACGACAAGCCAAACGTTCGCTTTGGTCAGTTCGATGCGGTATTTGACATGAGCGAGCCCACCGACTCCGACTTGATCTACGACCCCAAAGAAGATAGTGATACCGAAGATACGCTACAAGTCCTCGACGAAGTGGGAGCTCCTTTAGGAGACGATGACTTTGACACCATCAGCGAGGACACGCCAACGGGCTTAGTTACAGATGACTACGAAGAACTATAAGACACAGACGCGTCCCCCTTTCGCGCGTTTTTTCCGGATCTCCCGAATAATGACACCTCTCTGGTTCCCATGGACAATTGTCGGCGGGCTCGTCTTCCTCATCCTTGGCTATATTGGAACCAAGTACAAAGATAAGAGATACGCACCCGTCCAATCACTACAAGATTTCATTAGTGGTAGCATTCTCGTCGCCTTTACAGGTGTACTTATGCCCGATCTGTTCCCTCCCATGGAATGGATACCGGCAAGCGGGTTGGGCTCGATCAGCGACGAAGTCGACCTACAAGTCGGCCCGCCGCGACTGATACGTGGATAAACTCTCCTGTCTCCATAGAATGTCTCCCACCATCTACGACAGTTCCCTCCTGACCCAACGCCGCAAAATGCGCGTCGAAGCCGGTGACTTTCAGCGACGTCTTCAAGACTCGCGACCAGGCTACGCGACTCGTCTCGGCATCTACGATCAATCCGTCATCAACACCCTCCGCACCGGCAACATGCCCTTTTACAAGAAGAAGGACACGGGATGCGTCGAAGTCAGTAACGGATGCCCTTGCGAGCCCGTCACGGGATGCTGTGTAGCGGATCAGTAACCCCCCTAATCCAGTGAATAGACCACCTGATCAGCCGGTACCGGCTGCTTCCACACCCACCCTTGGAACAACCCCGCATGGAGCTGCTCCGACGGTACCGCACCATGGACATGATGCCCCATCTGAACATACAAGTCAAAGCCGTCGTACCGCTCGTAACCGTCCTCCGTCTCATACACGGTGCGGCCCTCGTCATCCAGTGTCCAGCGCCAAAGAAGATTGTACAATGCGGACTGGGTTTCGTACACCTTCCAGGTGCCCTCTTGGCTCATGACACGTCCCTTCTTCTTCTTGGGAGGGCGCTCCGGATACAGACCCGACAACAGACTCACCGCGAGACGACACAAGTCAAAGGAAGGATTCGGGCGTACTTCAGGCTCCTTCTTATCGTAAAACGGCCCATAATTGTACTGACCTGCGGCGTCTTCGTGGGGCCAATGATCGTCCGAAATCCACTGATGGCGACCAATGCGGAAGATCGCACGACCAAAGTCGATGATGCGGAAGATCTTACCATACGTGGGAACACGCCACACCGTTCGACCCTTCAGGCGATAGTACAAATACGGTTCATCGGTCGTTTGCCATACGAGGTTGTTGGTATGAAGATCATTGTGCGTGAAGGAAAGCGCATTCTGTAAAAAGGTAAGCGTTGCCACGACCTGGAACAACCATGCCGACCACTTCCGCTCCCCTTCCCGATCCAGTTCCTCGTCCAAGAGCTCATCCATCGAACCCTGTTGCGCTTCCTGAAGAATCGCCATAACGGGGATATTGGGCACTTCGACGATGATCTCTGTCTCACTGGCTTCACTGGCCTCGCTACTGTCACTGGCTTCACTGGCCTCTGACACATCCGACACATCCTCCAAAGGCAACCATGTCGCTTCGACATCCGACACGGCGATCTCTTCGTCTGACGCATCAGAGGCATCAGAGTCCAGCGAGGATAAGGACGGTGCAGAAAGAATCTCGCGATCCGCCCATACCCTACCCTGATGCGCCGCCAAGCCGTCCCAGAACCATCGACATTGTCGATAGCTTTGGTACTCCTCCGTCATGTTGTAGCGATATGTCCGTTTGATGGCGGTATAGGCTCCATAGTATAGCACGAAGTGCGGCAATAGATCACGCTCCCGATAGCGACTAAGAACAAAGTTCGCCACCGCATCGACATAAGCCTGATTGTTCCGACGATGAATCTTGGCGACCGTCTGGACCCATTCAGAGGTTGCGGGAAGAAGAGGATGCGGCGGCGCCGTGTACGTCTCTCGCAAACGATCGATGGGATGGATCAAGTGTACCGTTTTGACAAACACACCGCAAGCATCTTTCTTTTCGCCGGCATACTCGAAACGCTGTGCGGACCCCCATCGATCATCCTTCATCTCGAGCCCCTTCACATAGTACTGTGATGGCAATTCAAGGCTCGCCGTTGCCGCATCCTCTGGAGCACGAAAGACATCCAGTGCGGGGAAATACCGTTGAAGGTGCGTGTACTCGGGCAGCGCAGCACGTTCCTCCTCGGTCACCTCTCGAGCCCGACAACGGTCACGCAAGAAGCTCTTCCATACGGTCTTCATCCTCTTTGTCGGAAAGACTTCCCACCGTGTCCCCGCACCGCACTCAAATTCTCAAGTGTACGATAGACTCAATATGGCTGCACAAGGTGGCGTCAATGTCAATCTCCGGAAGTTCTCCATGAAAGGCGTTCCTCAAGATGCCGTTGTCGTCTTCATCGGTCGACGCCGTACAGGCAAATCCACGCTCGTCAAAGACCTCCTTTTTCACCATCAAGACATCCCCATGGGCTGTGTCATCTCGGGTACGGAGGAGTCCAACGGTTTCTTTAAAAAGATTGTACCCCCCATGTTCATCCACGGCGAATACAATCCGATCATCCTTGCCAACTTCGTGAAACGCCAGAAGCTGGTCGCGGCGCGCTTGGAACAAGATCGAGAGCGCGGCGTACGCTCCAACCTCGATCCGCGCGCGTTCATGATTCTCGACGATTGCATGTATGACGATTCATGGACACATGACAAGAACATTCGTTATCTGTTCATGAACGGTCGTCACTTGAAAGTGTTCTTCATTATCACAATGCAGTTTCCACTGGGTATCCAGCCTGCCCTTCGCACCAATGTCGACTTTACCTTTATCCTCCGCGAGCCCTACATGAACAATCGACGACGCTTGTTCGAGAACTATGGCGCTGCTTTCCCATCGTTCGAGTTCTTCTGTCAAATGATGGACCAATGTACGCAAAACTACGAGTGCTTGGTCATCAACAACACCACACAGAGCAACAAGATGGAGGACATGATCTTCTGGTACAAGGCCGAGATCCATGGGGACTTTAAGTTGGGCGCCCCTGACCTTTGGCGTCAGTCAGAGATGATGGCACGCATCGATGAAGAGAAGGATGTCAACCAGTTCGATCCGCGCAGCAGTATGCGCCTCCGCGGCCCTGCCATTACGGTACAAAAACGATTCTAATGCGCTCTCTTGGTCTTCCTGCCCTTCCTGCCCTTCCTGCCCTTCCTGCCCTTCCTGCCCTTCGTCTTTCGACGTCCACCCTGCTTCGGCAACCGCGGATACATTGCAGCATACCCTTTTGGGAATGCGATCCCCTCCTCCTGAATCCGCTTATACCATGGAAAAGGACAAAGCGCCGCCTTTTCAGGGTAGCGATGCGGAAACGGCTCGTCTTCCATACCTACACGCTCACATAAAGGTATAATGGGCGTTGTGCGATCACATGAAGGTGTATCATTCGCAATGTAATCCAGTACCCACGGTTCAATATAACCCTCGTTCTTCCGTAGATCATTTGCGAGAAAGGGTTGAATGATGCGACGTTCCTTTATCTCTTTCGCATTCTTCCCACCTGGCGCAGTACGACCCGTCACCAGTGGCAAACCGAGCGTGGATACTTCATCCGCGATCTTATGATCGAAATAGACGATGCCATCCGGCGCGACCTGCTCTTCCGAGTACCGACTCGGATAACCAAAGTAGGCACCAATGGCTTTGAACATCTCCTCGCCCACCGCCTTGCGCAATGAAGGAAGCCGACCATGCGCATGAAGCTGGTACACTCCCCATAGAGGCACGACATAATATGGATCATAGGGCGCGTAGACTTCTTCGCCGCTTAGAATGCGAATGGCCTTCTCGGTCATGTAGGTAAACGCTAAATGAATTCGCATCCGCAACGCCGTCTGAAGGTCCCGCGTGTACGCGACCGACGTCACATTCCAGTTTGTCAGGTGTTCGGGGAGCGGCTTAGGAAGCGGGAGATGAAGCACAGCGAGACCATGGAGGGCTTTAAAGAGTGCGCTTTGATTGGCCATCATCTGTCCGGCAGAATACGCCATGTCATCCAACCATACAAGGTCAATCGGTTGATCCGGCGGGGTCGTTTGAAACAGACGCCAGAGCTGATAGGTTGCGGTTCGGAGATCCGTTAGAACCATTGTGCGGTCGAGAATCGTTGGATCCGTGATGGACAAGATCGCAAGAATGAACTCGGAGGAATTGTTTGGAGCAAAGACAAACCATGCGTTGGCGGGCAATGTTCGATACAAGTGCTCGAGATGTGCGACAAATTGATCATGTGGTACGTAGTGAATGTTGTTACAATAGGCTTCCGCGGCCTTACGGCGTTTCTCGTCGCACTGGGCATTGATCCACTCACGACAGCCGATAGGAGTCAGACGACCCTTCCACGGCGGACCTTCTCGAAAACGTGCGCCCCACTTCTGTGATACACGGCGGATACGGGCAACCACCTGCTGATAGGTTTGCTCGAACTCGGGTACAGTCTCTTGATCATGAAGGACACGGCGGAGATCCGTGCTCATCATCTTGGAACGCAGGGCATCAATCCACTCTTTATTTGTTGCGATCTTTTCAGGCGTCATCCCCTTTAGATGTCGCATATCGTGCCAGAAGGGCGTTGTACCATCGTTGAAATAGATTGTATCCATCTACTCCCGACCCACAAGAAATAAAATCATAGGGTAGATGGCACGTTCAAAAGCATATGGTATTGGTGCGATGTTGGCGATTCTCGTCGTCTCTGTTCTCGTTCTCCCTGCGATTGTTCGCTTTGTCGCGGGCCAAGAAGAGCGCCTTCTCCATCCAATCGTATCCGGTTTTCAAGACATGGTACGCGCGGAGGCGGAGGCAGAGGCGCGGGATCAAGTGGAAGCACACGCCACGGGACGCACCGCAGAACTCCCTGTCTGGCGACCCGATCCGAATACCGATTATGTCTGTCGATCACCCAACGGCGGCCCACCCTGCCCGGAAGGTACGTTTTGTGACGGGGCTTCCCAGTCTTGTGTCTCCCTTTCCGTCGGCGGAGAGGTCCCCACGGAGGGGTACTATGCCTGAGAGCTCTGCTCGAATGGCTCTGCCATCCGGTGTGGCGGATGGTACGCCTGAGAGCTCTGCTCGAATGGCTCTGCCATCCGGTGTGGCGGATGGTACGCCTGAGAGCTCTGCTCGAATGGCTCTGCCATCCGGTGTGGCGGATGGTACGCCTGAGAGCTCTGCTCGAATGGCTCTGCCATCCGGCGAAGCCCGTGACCCCG